TCTAAATAATGGTCTGCTATTTGAACAATAGAATCTAAATTTTGAGTGCCAGTTAAAGAATATGTTTGGGTAAAAAAATTATAATAAGTTCCTAATGAGCTTATCGCAACAACAATACCTGCTATGGTTTGACCAGGCATACCTAATTTGCCCACATAAATCCAATTTTCAGACTGTCTTAAAGTTATTTCTTCCCACTTATTTTCATTAAGAAAGTCAAAAATTGTTTCAAAATTTTTCGATACTAAAAATTTATTAGGATTTTGCCCTTGTATAACTGCTATTGAATTTTTATCATCAACAACTATTTTTTTAAACCCACTTACTCCATTATAAATAAAAACATTAGGAAAAAATTTGCCTAAATTTTTTGCATACATTCTCTTTTCGTTTAAAGTCATTTAACTCACCTCCTTAACTATTAGCCACCAGCAATACCTAATAAAGTCTTAATCCAAGCTTTGCCTTCTTCACTTTCAAGATAAGCTTTGAATTTATCAATAATAGCCTTATCAACATATTGCTTATTAGTCAAATGATTACTGTCAGTAGGAGCGCCGCCATAAACAGGGACATAATCATTCTGACTATCAGGCTTAACAAATGCTACACCACCGCCAGTAACACCAGTCATTTTAACACCTTCTGTGCCGCTAGGCTCAATTACAGAACCAATGTAAACGGGAGCAACACCATTAGTGCTAATTTTCTGTACATTAGTGATGACATGTTCAGCCAAGTCAATATTTTCATTAGCAGACAGCTTATTATCTAACTGTTCTTGAACATTAGAATTAAGATTATCTAAATATCCAAGCTTATCTTTATCTACATTAGAAGCAACAATCTTGCCAGCATCATCAGTCACAACAACCTTATTAGCTTCAAGATTATCTTCTGTAATCATAGAGGTAGCACCAGTTAGAGTGTTTTGCTTACTTGCTAAAGTTGTCTTAATTATGCCCAGTTCCTCCTTAATGTCGCCAACTTCCGCATCAAGAATTTGGCACATATCTTCATTAAGTTTAATTTGATTCTTATCTTCTGGAGTCAAAGGAACTGCCTGAGTGCCACCAGGAATATCATCGCAAGTAAGAGTAACAACAGGGCCAGGTTTACCATTAACCACAACAGGAACGCCCACAGCTCCTCCTACGACATTTACAATAGGTCTACCTAGCACATCCTTAGTTACATGAAATTGTTCTGCATTAAACAGATAACCACCATCTGGGGCCTTAAATTCTGCCATATATCATCCCTCCTTAAACCGTACCAGTGACTTGATACCAAAAGTCGCCAGCTTTTTGATTGGTGGGTTGAGTTTCAGAAACTTCAATGTTAGTTATTTTTGAACTAATAGTATCTACATAAGATTTAGGAACAGCATCAGTGTCGGCAGTGGGGGTTACAATGCCTGATAATTTTCCGGTCATAGTTCCGCCAGACAACTGCAAGTATTTTGCATTAGCTTCATCAGAAGTAATTCCAGGAGTGATATTTAAAGCAGATTTAACTTTAGAAGAAATATCAGTACCAAAAACATCTTCTAAAGTAATAGCACTTGCAACCCAAGTTCCAGGAAGCCCAGAAGTAGAGAAATACAAAGAAGTATTAGTTTGAATAACAAATTTATTATTTACATAAGAAGGTTTAACAAAAGTTGGGGAAACACCTGCCCCTGCCCAAGGCAAAGATTGTACCCAAGTGGTGCCATTATTAGTTGAAACACTAACGTCAGCAGGGTTGCCAAAACAAGCAACAACAGTTCCGCTACCATTTGATGCTAAACCTGCTACGCCGTCACCAGTCGTTTTGAAATTATTTAATGTTGTGGTAACATTACTTACATCAATAGTATACATATTTCTATCAGCTTGAACCACAAAAAGTTTCCCAGTATACACAATATAAGTGCTTTGATTGAAAGGAACATCAACTTCATGGAAAGAGTTAAAGGTTTTTCCGCCCCAAGCAATCTTTTTGTTGTTAAAAATAGTTACATAAGAAACCTGCTGGGCAGGAGCATAAGCAATATCAACAAAAGAATAATCAGTATTCATATCATATTGTGTCCAGGTTAAAGCATCTGTTGAATATAAAATTTTGCTAGAAGACATGCCCATAAAACCAGCATAAAATCCATCTCCGCTATATTTAACGAATCCGAGATTATCGTAAGTACCAAGAGTAACACCGTCATAAGAATTTTGTGTCCACGTTACCCCATCAACAGAACGAAGATATGTCTTTGCGTTTGCACTCAAAACAAAAACACCATTACCATAAGTTAAGTTGTTCCACTCCGTAGAAGAAGAACTCGGCAAAGCAATTTGTTCCCAAGTGTACATGTCTTTAGAACGATAAATAAAACTTTTATACGTTGCCGTAGTATAATAGTATGTCCCATCGTACACTATTGGTAGCAAACTATCGGAAAAAGAAATATTCTCAAAATCTTTTTCCTTCATTAGTACGCTGTTGTCTTCTACCGCAACAGGCCCAGTAGAATTATATCTAACAGTATACCCATTAGAACCTTCAAGAGCAGTAAGTTTGCCATTTGTGTCACTAATCACAACACTATTTTTAGCAACAGTATTGCCTCCAGTAGTTTGTGCATAATCAGCTTGAATATCTGCAATATCAGTTGCTTGAGTATTGACCTCATCAGTTAATGTAGTTAAATCACTCTTGTTAGCAAACTCAATTTCACCTTCTGCAATAGCTTTGTCGCCAACAAACACCTGCTTAGTGTCTTTGGCTAGGTACATCTGACCATCTTCAAGATTAGGCTTTTTCGCAAAAGTGCCTCGAAGTATTTGAATTTTTCTCATATCTATACATCCTCCTTAAAGAAATAATACATTAGTTGCAATAGTATCATCTGACATATTTAAATCGCCGCCATCAATGTCTCCAATGGTAAGCTGTTTATCTTTATCAAAGATGATACTTTTTTTGTCTGTTTTTATAGATAATACATTGTTTGTAAAATCCAATCCATCCCCTGTTGCAAGCGTAGTTTCACTTGAAACTGGTATATCGCTAATTTCATACTCTTTCTTTTTGCTATTCCATAGCTTCCAGTATCCTGAACTATCTGGAATAGGTGGATGTTGATATAGTTCATCCAAATTACTTTCAATTTGATAAAATTCAGAAGGGAGTGGGCCTTTCTCTTGATAAGCAGAACAATAGCCCAATACAGGCTTCTTAATCCATGCTTCAAATTTATCACTTAGAAAAACTTTATCATCATTGATTCGTCTTAGTTGAAACAAGCATTTACCAACAGGGAGTTGACCGGCAGTAAATATATAATAATATTCGCCTAATTCATCATTGTAATTTAAACTTATAGTATTATGATAAATACATCCGTCTTGCTTTGATTCAACGTCCAATTTATAGTTGCCAGGAACATCAACAACGCAAGAAAAAGTATCTACCAAATTATCAGTCTCAAAACCAATTACTCTATCATTAAAAAGGTAAGTGATTTTGCGGCCTTTAAGCTCAACTCGCATCTTCGTTCCACCTCCTTTTATGAAGAAGTTAAAAAATAAGGGGAGAATGTTTATCCTCCCCTTACAATTATTTTATATTAAATTGTATATTAAGTTTTCAATTAAGCAATTTCACCAGCATCAATATCGCCAACAGAAATAACACCTGCGGCAACAGTGATAGAAGAACCATCGGGTTTAACAGCACCAGCAACAGCAGTAGAAGCAACATCCATAGTAATTCCGTTAGCAGAATTTAGGCTTAGACCGTTGCCAGCAACAACCTTGGTAGAAACAACACGCTCATCAGAAATAGCAATGCCGTCACCAGCAGTATAAACCTTTTCGGTAGCAACGAATAGACCATCAGTGCCTAGAGATAGAGCATTACCAGAAGCGGCAGAGATAGCAACCTTAACGGTAGGGGCAGTAGCTTCACCAGCAACAGTAATAGACTTATCTGCGGCAGTTACAGAAGCAACCTTACCATCTGCGGCAGTCTGAACCTTTGCAATTTCTTCCTGGGCATACTTCTTGACGCCATAAACGGTGGCCTTATCGGAAGTATCAGCGGTAGTGCCTAGAACAGCAGTGGCGGCACCGGCTTCATCAAAAGCGCTCTTAGGCTGATAAGCGGCAGTGTCTAGGCCCTTAACAGCAACGTCAGTGCCTTCAACAGCGATAGTGCCATCAGTAGCACCAGTTGCAATGTCGCTCTTCTGTAGAGCAGAATCGGCTAGACCTAGAGAAGCCTTAACGCCAGCGGCAAGCTTTTCTAGGGTGATAGAACCATCGGTAATGGTGGCAGTAACCTTGTGGTCTTCAGAAACAGCAATAACGACCATATCAGTTGCCTGAGAGCCAGAAGTGACATACTCAATTAGGTCAGCAACATTGATGTAAATCTTATCAGAAGTCTTGTTAGCAATGGTTAGCTCAATATAAGTACCAGGAGTCTGACCTTCAGGGTTGACAACAACCTTGCCGGACTCAACAACCATGTCTTTAGGAATGTTGATGGAAGCGCCAACATTAGCGCCATCCTTCTGTAGGTTGTAGACTGCGGCAAAGTCACCAGAATCTTCAGCCTTAACAATGGTATAAGTAGAAGCGGCAGGAATGGTTACGGATAGACCGGCGGCACCAAGAGTTAGAGCGTTACCTTCAGCAGGGTCTATCTTAACAGCAACAGTAGGTTCAGTGACAGAGCCACCAACAGTTACAGAAGCATCACCAGCCTTAACAGCATTTACAACTTCCTTCTTTAGATTTGCAGCGGCTTCAGTGGCGGCACCAGCAACATCAAAGTATTCAACATCCTTTGCGGAAGCAGTACCAAGACCAGTAATCTTAGAAGCAGGAATGTCGAACTTTAGGTCTTCTAGTGCTAGGTCAGCACCTTCAGTGACACGGCCCTTTGCGTCAACAGTAACCTTACCATAAGTACCAGCAGTAACACCAGAAGCGGCAAGTTCTAGTACAAGATTAACTGCGGCAGTACCGTCAAAATCTACGGCAGGGGCAGTAGCGTCACCAGAAATGGAAAAAGCACGAGCAACAGCTAGTCTTGCAGCTTGGTCAGCAGTACCACCATCGGGGTTAATAATTACATTACCAGCAGTAGTGCCATTAGTACCAATATATAGCTTGCCAGTGTCACGAGCAAAAGCAAATTCACCAGCCTTTAGAGCGGTTGCGAGTACAGCGGCGGATAGACCTCTTTTAATTTGAATCGTCTGCATAATATCAAACTCCTTATAAAAATATTTTTATAATTAGCTTTGAGTGAAATCTTAATCACAAAAAGCTATTTTTTAAATTTTAAACAATCTCACCAGCATCTAGTTCAATGTTTTGGTGAGCTTTTTTATCATCATTGTGTTTATTTATAGCCACGACAATACTGCCGCCACCACCAGAATCAATAGAATTTAATACTGGTTGACCATATCTGTTTTTAGTAATATAAAATTGCTCACTGTTCAAGAAAAAGTTACCGCCAGGAGCTTTTACTTCGGCCATTAAAACGACCACCTTTCTTAACTCTGTACAAAGTTTTTATAGAGTCTATATAAACTTAGCAAGCGGTACCTCTTGCCAAGATAATTTTATTTATTCTTCTGGCGCATTGACTTTTTTAGACATAGAGCATAGGTCATCAATTAGTTTAGACACTGCTTCCATATCAATATCATAATTAACTTCGTTGGCAGAAGCCTTAATCATGGCAAGAACATACTGTTTCTTTTCTGCACCAGATTCATATTGCTTTTCAGCCTCTTCCATATATTTCATCACAAGATTCAACACAATAGACCAATTCTTTTCTTTTACTGCTTTCTGAATATATCTCACAAGAGCAACAACAAGAGGAATAGTCGTTGCAATGCCGCTAAGAATAGAAATTACAATGTTAATATCCATATACATTACCTCTTTTAAATAGTAGGTTCATTATAATCATTTATTTTAAACTCATTTGCTTTAGCTAAAGCATAAGAAATACCGTCACCATCTGCGCTTGTATTTTCATCTCTGTTTTTATCCACAATGCGGCTTAATACAATACTACAGGCAGTCCCAATAGGTGTAAATACAATAGTCCAACAATAAAGACTGCCCGTATAATCCATACCAATACACTTAATAGCCAAATAAAAGCCACCAGCTAAACCAAATGCTAAAAATAAAAGAATATAAACAGCTAGTCGATTTGTAAACCCTAACCGCTTAAAATGATTTCTTATTCTATGTTTTCTTTTAGCCAACTTAAATCAGCCCTTTTCTCCCCATAACTGCAATAAATTCATCGCGGCGAAGAGGGCGTTCAGGAGCTTCACCATTTACCAGACCGACAGATGTAGCCTTAGCCCAGTGACCTTCTTTCTTGCTCCAATCTGGCTCAGAGATTTTATCTGCATAGTTCATAGCTTCAGCCATGATGCCGTAACACATTTCAGGTGTCAGTTGCTCTATAATTTTCTTAATATCCATATCTTCTTCAACCTCCTCTACGGGCTTTGTTGTGGCCTGTAAACGCTTATTTACCTCCGCCGCAATCTCACCATATTTACTGAACAAATAATTTCCAGGACAAGACTTGTCTGGTCTAGTGTATCTGTGTGGTACCATATTGCACACCGCCCAATTACCTGTAAAAGCTGGACAATATTGCTTTCCTTCTTTCCAAATAAGCTTCTTAATGCCATTACGTTTACAAATATCTACACATAGACTGATTAGAGCAACGTATGCTTTTTTCGTACATTCATAAGGTTCTTTATAACTTTGAATACTAGATACTTCAATAGTAACTACTTCATGGTCTACTTTATGACTTGTACACCAAGCACGATTTTCTTCAAGAACATATTGACCAATTCTACCATCTGGCCCAATACCATAATGAGAAGAAGCTTCTCTTTGTTGAAAAACTTGTCCACAGCCTTCGACAGAACCAGGCCCCGCCATAGTATGAATACTGATACCCTTAATCCTGCCTTGTCTAGGCTTTGTGCAATGAGGTGATAGTTTAGTATAATTTACTAATTTACTTTGAGACATTAAAAGCACCATCCAACTTATTAACAATATTATTTATTTGTTCTTGCGCGGCAGTAAGCATCTCATTCATTTTAGCTTTGAAAGCATCATTTAGCTCTTCACCATATTGTACACTATACACCTTACTAAGTTCAGTATAAGTTTTCATTTGAGCTTTTAGCATGTTGAAATAAGTGGTATGATAAGTAACATGTGTCTTATAAGTCATATATAGCTCAGTAATAGATTTTGCATCCATCACAGCGCACTCTTCACCATCTGCGTGATAAGGGAAAGAATTTGCGCCAAGAACAATGGAATTAAACATAGAGTCAATATTGGTTTGGTCAGTGGCAGTTAGAGAATAATGCTTACCATTATAATCAACACCATCAACAATAGTTTTATTGCAAATGGCAGAGAGTTCAGTACATTTCTTATCCATTGCTTCACCCAAATAATCAAATTTAGGAAGTTGTTTAAGAGTTTCTTCATCTGCTTCTCGAATTTCTACACTTTCAGGACAGCCAATTCCGTTAGTACCTAAAATATTATAAGCAATAGACATGAACGCAAGGCCCCTTGGATTGCTGGATTTATCTTGCCCATAACATCCATTATCTTGTAGCTTAATATAATTTAGTTCATCAGTAGTGCCTATTACCAAATTATTTCGGATAATTGCATACATTAAACAAACCAGTCCTTTCCGATTAAATTTTTTGACAAATTGTCAAAATACGTTCTAGTTCTTCAATAGGTGCTTCATAAAAATCTTTGCTCCACACCCAAAAGTCACTATGTTCTGCGCGGCGATATTTAGTTAAAGATTCATCTTCCCATAGTAAATCCCAGCGCTCTTGATGTTTCTTTGAATTAAAAGCCCTATCTTTATTAAGGCGCTTTAGAATCTTATTAATTAGTTCGCCACGAAGAAGTCCTTTATTATCATTATTTATTGCAAAATAATCATAAGCATTTTGAGATGTATTGTAACATAGCGGCCCATTGTCGTTTGAAATAAGACCATTAGTTTCTGTGCAAAGCGTTGCATAAGGCAGATTAACCATGCCTTGAAGTGCTTTCTGATTAAATCTCTTTTTTACAATATAATTATTTTTCATTTAATTCCTTTCTAGCTTGCGGCTCATTTAAAATGTCATGTGTTTTATCAAAAATATTCTTTGGATTTTACAGATTAAACATAGAAGCAGGGGGCCACCGCATAGCAACGCCGCGAGGCGTCGCCGGTCGCCGTTCCGCCAGTGGTCACGCGGCAGAAATAGCCGGAGGTGCCGGAGTACGGACTTCTATTCCACCACCATGCAGCACTACTAGTGTCATTATATTTGTATCTAATTTTGCTATTACCATTCTTGTAATAATCGTACTGCTTTTGCTTGTTTTGTTCGTAACTATTGGCATAACTTCTCGCACCATGAACTTCAAATTCTGCTTCAAGACAAATTGTTTCAGTAGTGGCAGTTACGGAAGAAGACTCGTTAGAACCACCACCTGTATTATCAGTATATTTAGTTACGGTCTTTAGTACATTCTGAAGGTCAGTAGGTAAAGCATTTTTAATCCATTGCATAACACTATTTCTCATATAGCAGCCATTCCAGCCCCCGTGGTTAGTGTCATTATTGCCTTCATAAGACATAGAAAAATATCCAGAAGAAGTCATGGGGTATTGATTATACTGACTATCAATTAGTCCCACGGTTTTATTATCTGCTTTACCAATACAAAAGTGAATACGATTATTTCCTTCAACTTCTGCATTATGATTGATGCCTAGAATATAAGCATCAATAGATAAATTAGAAAATGTAGTATTACCTACTTGTCCATTAAGAATAATCGTTTTTGTATCTCCTACGTTCCAATAGTTACTAGCTAACCCCGCACTACTGACATTGCTAATAGTTGCCCAATCATTATCATTTAATGTTGCACTAGCATTGATACCTAACTCAACATCATATATCTTACTAGCATCAATATTTATTGTTTTACTTTGTTCAGTTCCAGCAATAGTAGCACTTATCGTATATTCTCCATAATCAAGACCTTCAAAACTACACTTACCACTAGAATCAGTTGTGGCACTTGCTGTTTTTTGTCCTGATAAATTAACTACAATACCAGAAGAAGCAGGTAGACATAACACATCAATTCTTGCTCCTGTTGCTTGAGGAGGATTTACAATAAGACTTGCATGTGTTTTAGGGTATAATTTATCGTAAGCATTGTATTTATTATGTTCTTGGATTGTGAATAAAGTATCTGTCATATTGTGTCACCTCCTTATACTTTAAACATTGGGGCGACTCCACAGGAACTGATGGCGTTGGCGTAGTTGGCGCTGCCGTTACTGTACACAGTACAGAAACTGTTGTTGTTGTTGTAATAAGGAGAACGGTTCCACCAGATTACCGCAGAAGAAGTATTAGAATGATTATACTTCTTCTTAGAGTTCCCATTTTTGTAGTAAGCGTACTGCGTTTGGTTATTCTGTTCCGCAGAGTTGGCATTTGTTCTTGTACCAAATACTTCAAATTCAGCCAACAAGGGTAAGTAATCCAAGGTTCCAGTAACGTGGGACGCCGTATTGAAACTACTACCTGTGTTGTCTGTATAAATGTACATAGGCCGCATCACGGCTCTAAGGTCAGACGGCAGACAGGTCATTAAGGTGTCAGCCTTGGGAGAAGTGGCTGTCGTTGCAGTTGCGTCGCCGTTCTGTGTATTTGTGGAACCGAGGATGTTGTAGCGCATATCACAACTTTTCCAACCGCCGGAGTTGGTTGCGGTGGTATTCATTCTAAAGTCGCTATCGTTGCTATATCCGCTAACCAGACAAACATCAACACCATTAGACGCGGCGGTCTTGAATGTACCAAAAGTAATGCCGTCAGCAGCACCGCTTGCGCTGGATTTGTCATGGTCAAAACCTAGAATATAACAATATAACGTAGTATTTAAACTTAATTTACTAGCAGTGCCATTTAAATTTATAGCTTTAGCATCACCAATCGCAAATTTATTGGGTGCGTTTCCATTGACACTAATCTCACTAATCTCGGCCCAAGAGTAGTCGTTTAACAACTTAGCCTTCACTAAAATCTCATAAGTCTTAACAGTGTCAATATTTAACTTCACTGTAAAATTATCACTATTATTTATAAAAGTATAATTTCCATAAGACAAATAAATGGTCGCCATTCCGTTATCGGTTATTGTCACCGTTTGGGTAGTTTCTCCTGATACTGTTATGTTATCTCCCGCCTTGGCTGTAACAACAACTTTAGCCTTCATCTGCAAATTGCCCTCAACTTGACTCATTACAGTATTAGGATAATAATTTTCATATACTCCACTGTCATTCTTCCGTTGCATTTGTATTGCTTGTGCCATTAACATCCCTTCCTTCCATTTTCAAAATTTTTTCCATATTTTCTTTCAAATCATCAGGAAGTTCAATCCCATAATATATTGACTTTAATTCTTTCATCTTGTTACATCTTTTAATCCAAGACATAAGATGATTGCAATAAGTCAAATGATAGAGTTTATGCTGAATAAAGGCATTACTAATTAACTTAATATTATTAGCACTATATAATTCACATAATTCACCATCAGCATGATAAGGATATTCTTTCATTCCATTATTAACAGCGTCTAATGCGGTTGCAATATTGATTTGGTCTGTTTCTTCCATAGAAAAATGTTTAACAGTTTCATTTTCTAATGTTATATCGCAACCAGTAACAATGGCTTTACTACATTTATCAGAAACTTCTTTTAATTTTTGATTTCTTAAAGGAGAAATATCAATGTTAAATACTGAAACAGGAATTAGTTTTTTAACAATATTATTTTCATCTAATTCAATATTAACGAAAGGAAAAGTAGAAGGAATTTCAATTTCATCTGGAATTAAAGCATATCCTTCTGGCGGCGATATTTCTATTTCAGTTACAAAATTCTCGTGTGCCCCATTGATATATTCTTCTATTTTAATGTATCTCATAGCAGTACTCCTTAGTAAAAGATAATGTACCAATAATCACACAAACCAGAATTGCATCTATCTTTTGTCAAATATCTACCTGCGGTTGAAAATTCGATAGATATATTTGATGTATTCCAAGATATATTTGAAAAACTTGTATTTACGGGTTCGGAAGCACCGTAAAATAGCTTAACTCCACTTTGAAGAGAAGTGACAAAAAACAAACACTCACTCGTGCCGCCAGAATCGCTACCATAAATTAAAAACCTAGCCCGTGCAGAAGTAGGGATTTCTATAGTATCCGAATCAGTACCTTTTCTTGTGCCTAATGCAGTAGTGCCTTTTAGTCCCTCCAAATCAGTGTAGTCAACAGAAACATAGTCTGCCGCAATCCAATAAGTACCATTATACATCAATCTTAAAGGACGGTTTGCTGACATCCAACTAACATTTCTAAAATCTTTTGTAGAAGTTAAAGATGTCCCTAAAGCTCGTTCAATATATTTATTACCCAAACCATTAACATTAAGATATGGGTCAACTCTTTTACTTACTGTGTCGGGCATTATAGTAAGCATTGCGCCCTTCGTTAAACTTGTGATATGAGAAGCGGTGCAAGTGTATGTTAATCCATCTGAACTTGTTGCTACAATCGGAGTAAGTTCAGGCGTGGTTCCACCGCTACTACCACCATGTTCATAAGCCGCTTTAAGAGCATCATTCACATTAACTGTGCCACTCAATCCTAAATCTGTTGCGATTTCACTTACATCAACTTGTTCGCCCTTAGTTGCTGGATATAATTGGTCATATCCTATATTTGTTTTATTTTCTATTGTAAAATTATATTCTGCCATTTTTTAGCCTTTCAACTTTGCAATAATATTTTGCATCTGTACATCCGCACTTGCCATCATATCTTCAAGTTGTTCCTGAAAAACACCCGTCAACTCTTGTCCAAAAAATACTTTTGCAACATCTTTTTTGTCAGTTAAAGTGTCAATATACATTTTCAGTTGATTGTAATATGTTGTGTAATAAGTTATTGTTTTTTTATAAAGCACATAAAGATTAAGAATATCTTCTGCTTTCATATTACAACAACTTTCACCATCGGCATGATAAGGATATTCTTTCGCCCCAGCCAATACTGCATTAAACATTGAATCAATATTTATTTGGTCGTTTGGAGTTAAGCTATATACTTTTCCATTATACTGAACGCCTTTTTGTATTGTTTTAGAACACTCTTCTGACATTTGTTGAATTTTTTCTTGACGGATACTTTGCAAAATATACTCATCAGAAAAACTTGATTTAACATTATTAAAAAAATCATTGTATTCCTCTTCTGTTGCTTGTTCGCAACCTTCAGGAAGATATTCTACGGACTCTACTTGTCCAACTTGTTCAATTGTCCCACTAGACTCTATTCGCTTAAAATATATATTATTCATATACGATACCTCTATAATCAACCAAATTATAGTTTGTGCTACTTCTATTTGAGCCATACCACATACAAAAATTAACGCCAGTTAAGCTATACGAAAAACTGCCAATATAAACAACATAAGCGCTGGAAGCTGCGGCTGTTGGATATTGAGTAAAGCTTGTCCCCCCAAACATACCAAATGTAGAAGCATTATTGCCCCAATAAGTAAAAGAAAATAGCGCGCTAGACGAACTACTTGTTGGAGTTCTGTCAACGTTTATCGCATAATAAAAACCAAAAGCAACATTATTTTTACTATAATCATAAGATGTTCCAGAAGAAGTTGGTAGAAATGGCGCGTTCGACATTGTTGGCCCCCATACATAAGCATTAAAAGTGCCATCATCTTGACGAATTAGGAACAACCTAACATTGTGCATACAGCCATAACCGCTAGTAAAAGTAGGTCCCAATCTGTTCCAAGCTTTATCAGAATCTCGGCCAATGTCTAAAAATACCATAGAAGGCATTTTAGTTAATGTTTTGGCAAAAGGTAAATTGTAACTATAATAGGTAGTTAAACTGTCCATATTTGAATTTATTCTACCTGGTTCAATAGTAGTAACAATTTTAGGAAAACCTGTTTTATTGGTAGCTGTAGTATAAAGACTTATTAAAGCTTGTTCTACATTTAATGGGCCTGATTCTTCAATAGCCGAGGCAACAGAAGATACATCAACTTGTTCGCCCTTAGTTGCTGGATATAATTGGTCATATCCAGAAGAAGTTTTATTTTCTATTGTAAAATTATATTCTGCCATATAATCACCTTTATGAAGTTAGCGTTGAATCAACTACGTTATTTGCTACTGCGCTACCGTCACTACCTGAAATTGTTTTATTACTAATATTTCCGATTATGACATTATAGCTTCCTGAAATAGTAAAGTCGGCAGCCATACCTCTTATAATATTTTGACTATAAATATTGCTCTGATATGGCGTAGCGCTTTCATCTTGATAACCAAAAAGCAAAGTACATTTTATATCATTGTTACTAACAATATTCTTTTTAAAGGTACTTAATAAATTAGGGTTTACTAAAGCGAACATGAAAAAACCAAATGAGCCTCTATTATTTAAAAAAGCGTTTTCTTCAATTTCGGCGGAAGCTGAACAACAGCAAAAAGTTGTTACACGCGCATAATTGTCCTCAATTTTAGAATACTTTGTTGAGCCTATCTCGATGCCATACTCAAGTTGGTCAAAATAATTGCCTTTTATAATATTCCTATTAGACGGGGGCATCTTTATACCACACCAATTACCACTATTTCCACCATTATTATAAAAATAACAATTTTCTATAATAATACTAGCCGGTTGAGCGGCTTCTACAAAATACGTTTTGCTAGAAATAGCTGAATCGTTATAGAAAATTATTCCATCAAAACAAACTGGGCCGCTACTAGAACGAATAGCTATTGTTGGATTTCCGTCAAGCATAGAAGCGTCTCGTTGAATTGTTGCACCACCGCGCCCCTCAATTTGATAAGCATCAGCGATTTTCAAAGTATTATTAACTAAATATATACCTGGTAAAAACACTATTTTACGGAAACCTTTTTCAGTAGGTTGAGCAAAAATGTTATTTAGCATAGTTGTGTTTGTAGAACTATTTGAAGTGCAATAATAATCACAATCCGCCTGAGTGTAACCCAATGTTTTAGAAATTGACCCAGAAGGAAGGCTTAAATTATTTGCAACTGAAGTGCCTACAATAATACAATCTTTTAGTCCAGCCCCTTCTAAGGAAGAAAATCCTTGATTGATTTCATCAATTTTATTATTAAACGTAGTGGTGCTAAAAGCATCCGTATCAACAAATTTCGTAACTGTCGCCATATTCACCATCCTCCTTTATCCACTGTTTCCCAAGTAATATTTAGCGCTGTAATTTGTGCGAAAGTCAAATTCTTTTGAGTAACTTGAGCAAAAGTGTAAGGAGTTACCCTTTCTTTGTCTGTCTTGAACCAAATCTGTCCAATTTTTAAGCCTAGTGGTTCATTTTTGCTCACAGGAATTAAATCATTCTTAAAATCTTTATCATCATCATTCTGTACTTTTTCCAAATAGTCTACAATTTCATTCAATGAACTTGCTACAGATGCCTTTGTTTTTAGTTGAGAACTTTTTACCTCTTTAATAGCTTCGCTATAATTTTTTTGTTGCCAAGATTCTTTAATACTTTCCCATAAAGGTCTATCTTTTAAATGAATATCTTGTCTTCTTAGATTGTATTTCATAAACTACCTCACAGTTTTTTTGTAACATGAAACCAAAAATCACCATTACTTTGACCGGATGGTTGACTTTCAGAAACAACATAGCCAGGAGTGTATCTTTCTAAAAAGAATGTTTCAACTGCTTCAATAGTATCTGTCATATCATTTAAAAATTCTGCCGAAATAAGTTTCTTGTCGTGGTCAGGGATTTTTTCTAAAATACTTGCCGCCAAACTTAAATCACCATTTTGCATGGCTTCTTGATATTGCTTGACTAAAGGCGCATCAGTTTCTACTAAATCTAATCGCTTATCAAAAGTTTGAACGGTTCCAGGAAAACTTGTTGCCATATATATCTCCTTTTAAACATAAATATCTGTCGTTCCTTTTTGATAAATACTTATATCTCTACTAATCGTTGAACCATTTAAAGTTGCAACAATAGTGTAAGTACCCATCCCTTTAACTTGTAAGTTCAAAACACCAGAAGCTCCTATTGTACCAATAGCTACACTTTCTAAATTCGCATCTTGAATTACAATTTCTGTGTCAGAAGAGCCGTGAACAGCCAAAACTATTTTTTCAACCGCCGCTGTTGCGTAATAAGGATAAAAAGTCATAGCAGTAATTTCAGAAGTTCCTCCTTCACTATAGTCAACAGAATAAGACTTAACAATATATTTTTTCATTTCTTCATTGTCTCTAACTGCATGTTGCATTAAAATATTGACATCAAGCCAAGGGACAGGCAAGGTAGTTAATTTTACAGTATCATTAAGTCTTGCCGCCCAATATAGTTCTATTGCTGCTCGTTGCAAGGCTAAATCATCTGTTGTTATATTATCATATTCACCGCCATAGCAAACTTTACGAATACTTCCTACAGAGCCGCCAATATAAAAAGGACTATTTATATCATTGTCGCTTGCTTCTCCATAAGCTTGTTGTCTTCCGATATAAATAAAATATCCGCCACCAAGTTCTTTATCCTTATATTGCAATACGGCATATTCTTTTTTAGGTAATTCATAAAGCCTAGAACCATTAGTGTCGTAAATTTCATAAAGCTCAGTGACTTCAATCTCTCCTTCCACCAAATCATACTCTGCAATAAAATATAAATTACCGCTGTAATTGGGGACAGTAAGACCGATTATAGTGCCGTCCAATAAGGTTCCTTGAGGTGCATACTTTACTTCAACAGCGCCTACATTAGCACCCTCATACCTGACTACTCCATAAATAGCATCACTATAATAATAACTTACGTCATGTGTTCTACCATATACTTCGATTACATTTTTTACTGCTTGAAAGTCCGTATCAATATCTTCACCTATAAGAATCCATTTTAAAAAAGAATCATCTATCAAAACTGAATCATTATCATCATCTGGAATAGGCTCATAATGAAATACTCCATCTATATCAAAATAGATTTGATAATTTGGAAGTATATCTCTTAACTCACTAAGAATATCATATATAGTGCCGCCTTGGTCAATTTGAATATCATAAGGAACTTCTTGGATACTCCCATCTACATTTTGACATTCATTAACAATATATTTGTTAAATCCCATAAGTTGAATCGCCGCAATAATAGCTCCTTTAACTGAACTACCTTGGGGAACAACAGTTGGAATACCAGGCAAATAACCATTTCTTGTGCCAGTTAGTTTTGACATTAAATCTAAACCTTGAATAGATAAAGAATTTGTTGTCGCATCATACCGCCAAGAAGGTGCATCAACAAGATAAATTCCTTGATTGTACCAATAAATTTCACCCGTTATTCTGTCTTCATATCCAACCTGTGGAGAAATATATTTATCCAGCCAAATATCACTACCAGGAGAAACTTCAAGTTCCTTATTTTCAACAACAAGTTCTATTGAACAACTACGCCGTAAATCACTATCAGCATCTACATTTACAGAACAACTTAACATTTTCCCACTTATTTCATCAACTTGTCTAAAATTACCAAATTTATTTAAAGATAGCACTTTTACTTTAAGATAACGAATGAAAGAAGTCTGTTTTAAAATATCAAAATCCTTTTCTGTAAACATAATTTTACTCCTTACTTGGAATTAAATTAGCATAATACAAATCATCTCTGCTGTCAACAGAGCCTACTTCAACCCAATCAGCAGAAGCATTGATAACACCCATTCCATAATTAGAATCATAGCTCAAAGAAGGTGTTCCAGTAAATACAACTAAAAAAGAATTTCCATTCCAGTCCTTTATTACTTTTGGTTGCTTGTCCGTAACAAACTCTAAAAAACTATTTGCTTTATCTACAATAGCTTTTCTGTCAGGAACTCTTTCCTCTTCATCATAATTGTCTTGAAGAACCATTCCAGCAAGACTACCTGTTTTGTAGTTTGTCGTTGCATTGCTAATCAAAGTAGGATATTTCTTATTCAAAGGTTCATAAATATCAACTTTTTGATTTTGTTGGGTATCTCCGTAAGATACTTGAGCATACATTTTAAAAGCCGTGTCAACGGTGCAAATAAAAACACCTTTATACTGACTTAGAACACGGCGCGTAAAATATTGCCCTTCAATCGTATCTGTATCCATTGGAACAATAGCATACTCATAAGTTACGTTACTTTTTACTGCTGAATAATCATCAAAAGTTATAACAGTATTTTTATTTCTTAAATCAAATTCTTTTATAGTAAACCAATTTCCAGTTCCAACTTCTCTTCTTTTGATTCTTGCTTTATAAGCACGAGAAAAAGCATCAGGAAAATACCCTGCTTGTAAAGTTTTTTTATCAAAATGAGTTAAAAGCAAAGTATCTTCATCCCAAATATTGCTAATGCTTTCAGTTTCTTCAAATTCTGTATTTTTTGAAAGTCTGATTTGTTTTATAACAAATCCACCAGCAGAAAGAGAATTTGTTTCAAAATTATAGACAGGCATAGGGTCTGCCGCATTTCCGTCCGCAAAAAAGTTGTATCCCAAAAAGCCTATCATCTTCAACCCTCCTTCTTGGTTAAAACTATGTCAAGCAAACCATTTACATATCTTACCCAAATATTCAAATCTTCAAAAGATAAAGGACGAGAAATTGAATTGCTATAAGCTATATAAGAATGTTTTTTGCTAGTTTCTCCATACGTTACATGGAAAATATCTAAACGACATTCTATCCATGCAATATTTTCATTCATGTCTTCTTTATAGTTTAATGTTAATTCAGGATAAGCTTCTGTTTCAGCGTCATATTTTCCTTGTAACTTTATGTTATCATAATTTTTTCCAACTTGTTTAAAATCCCTTCCATCTACTTGCAAAGTAAAATCATCTTTAGAATCAAAACCGCTCCAAGTTGTAAAACCATATTTATTAGTTTCAGAATCGTAACCAGGATAATAACCATTATCAGAAGTAAATCCTGCGTCAGGGAAAGTGCTAATACTTGGCTGAATATTTTTTAAAGGACTTTCAACATGAATAAATCCTTGTTCACAATTATTTTCCAAAAACAATAAACTATCATCTTCGATTGGGTAACTAATAGTAATATTTTTTTGAGAACGTTGAGAAAAAGTTAAATTAAAGCTAGTATTCCCTATTGCTTCAACCGAATATGTTCTTCCTTGCTCAAGACCAAAAAAGGTATATTCATAACTAACTTCCTCGTTAGGTTCCATATTAACAAGATAAGTGTACTGTAATCCAGAAGTGTCCACTATTTTATTTGCTTTTACGTCATATAAATTTAAAATATAACTATCAAGAATTTGTGTCTCTCCTGTTTGTTGGATTTCTGTTTGTCCTGTATCATAAACTAACCTTACTGTTTGTGTGGGGCCATTAAATTCAGCTAAATCACTAGCGACAAAAGAAGGACGAAAATAAGGTTCTCTTCCAGTGTAAAAAGTCTTAGCAATAGACCACTCAGATGTTTCGGAAGCATTAGATGTTCTTACTTGGCAAGACCAAATGTCACTACGAACAGGAATTTTATCCTTTGCGTCAAAGCTTACTACTTGAGGACTTTGATTATAAGTTCCAGAATAAGTATATGAAAAAGAGGCGCTAGTTAGCGATGTTATCTTTACTTCATAGTTTGTCGGCTTATTGCCGCCAGAAACAACAAATTCCATATAGAAAGGAAAAGTTGTAGGCTGAACATACAAACCACTTACGACAATAGAATTTAATTTTACAATTACTGGTGTATACAGCGCCAAGGAATCACCTCCTTCAAATCAGAATAAACGCTTGGCTCATTTGCCCTTGTGGAACAAAAACTTTTACACTAATTCCCTCTTTAACATCGGATTTTTTGCCGCCATACACAGGCAAATCATAAATTTTGTTTTTTACCTTCACCTTCAAAGATGTTCCATCTTTTACAATAATACCTGTATAAATTTGAGTATTGTTTTCTTCTACTCTTTTATTTACAATAACTTCAATAGCATCTAAAAAATTTTCAACATTCATAAGCTACCTCATTTTTAAAAGGGGAGCCGCAAGACTCCCCTTTTAAACTTATCTTCTCTTGTAAGCTCTTTGATTCGCAATATTGATTACTGCTTTCACAAAATCTTCGGCATCATTTCCATTTTTAACATTAGGGAAAGACATTTGAACTCCGTTCATACTTATTCCACTTTGAGTATTATTTACCAAACTTTTCAATACCGAATCAGGAGTCAAAGCACCCCAAGCAAACAAATTGCGAGTTAAATCATTAGGTATAACACCGTCGCCAGAACCCAATATACCTAATTCTGGGCCTTTTTCTCCTAGAAGACTTAATCCAGGATTAGTATTTTTTTCAGTTCCTTTTTCGTGTTTTCCAACACCTGCGACAGTATAAATATTACCATTTTGATTAACTGTAACTGAACCGTCATTGTTTTTAGTCCAATAAGAACCATCACCGCCGGTCAATGTAGCGTAAGCTTTAGCGTTCTCAATAAAGTCTATACCTTTTTGAGAAGTGATATTATACGCTCCGCCAGAAGAATTATAACCAGTATATCGTTTTGTTTGACTACCGCCAGGACTTTGACCTGGTTGACTTATTGGTTTCTCAATTAGTTCAGACTCATAAGTACCGTCAGATTTTACTTTAGTAATTTTATAAGTGCCGCCAGCGGTAACAACATTGTCACCAACTCTAAGTCCTCTGGGTGCCTTGCCGTCATTTCCTACAGAAACCGTAGTGCCTTTAGATTCAGACCAGCTCACATCGGAAGGTGCAGGGTCATATCTAGCACCAGTTCCTTCATAATCTTTGTTAGTAATGTTATTTACTAACTCAGACTCATAAGTACCGTCATTTTTAACTTTAGTTATTCTATAAGTTCCACCAGCAGTAACAACATTGTCACCAACTTTTAAGCCACTAGGAGCATTGCCGTTTTTACCTACTTGATAAGTTCTTCCGCTAGATTCGGTTTTAGGTGTTTCTGTAGCGCTAGAAGCTTTGTCATAAGTGCCGCCACGAGAAGCATATTCTTTTCGAGTTTCGCTACTGATTTTTTTGGATTCATAAGTCCCATCTTCATTAACTTTAATAATTTGGAACGTTCCGCCATCAGTAACTACCTTATCACCAATTTTAAGCCCTTTAGGAGCTTTACCATCTTTACCAGCTTCGTATGTTCCAGCTCCAAAGATTTCGCCCTTGTCAATACGCTCTTGCATATTTTGAGCATCTTTAAGCTGTCTCATATATTCTTTGTACTCAGAAACAAAATTAGAAAGATTTCTAATACGAGTGTCCCAATTCATCTTTTCAGAATTTATACCAAATTCTTGTTCGATAATTAAGCGATTTTGCTCTTCTTGATAATCGTCAACGACATTCTCCCACTCGTCTTTATATTCTTCCCACTTGTTTATCTGTTCTTCAATATTTTTAACGGCTTCATCTTTTAGCTTTTCAAGACGGTCTTTCTCATCTTCTAAGGCTTTTTCACGTTCATAGCTTTCAAGATTTTTCTGCGCTTCGCTAATTTCATCTATATCATCTGCATATTGGAATCTACCATCTTTGTAGACATAAACTTTCTTTTGTCGCGCTTTCGCTAGTTCATCTTGAAGCTCTTGTAACTTGATATTGTCTTCAATTTTATCGTTCTCTTCTTCAAGAGCCTTTATTTTTTCGTCATAATAATCTTCCCAATAATCTTTTTCTTCATTAAGGTCATCAATACGACGTTGTGCGTCTTTAGCCACTTGCTCAAAGAGAAGTTCATACTTTTCTGTTTTGTTTTGAAGACCTTCTTCAAGTTCTTCATAATAGTTCTGCCACTCTTCTTTAGCCTTTTCTGCCGCTTCCGTTGCGGCATCTGCAATAGATTGAAATAGGTCTTGTGCATCACCTTCAAGACTCCACCAACTGCTTTGAATTTCCCGAATAATAGTATCATTTTCATTGATACCTAATTTACGATAATATTCAGCTTGTTTATGAAGTTCGGCTTGCATCGCCCTAATCTGAGCAATTTGCTCTTCTTCTGTTGCGCCGTTCTTTTGCATTAGGAACAATCTATGTTCCATAATATCAATTTGCTCAGAATAAAGTTTATTCTGTTCTTCTAATTGCTTAGTAAAATCTTCTGTACGTTTATTCTGTGCATCAATAACAGCTTGAGCTAAACCTGCTCCAGAACCAATCTTTTTACTAATTTCTTTTGCTTGCTTTTCAAGGTCAGACTTCTTTAAGTCATAATAAGACCCTTTGGCAGTTTCATATTGTTTAGTAACAGTTTTAGTCCAGTCAGCATAAGCATTATTTACTTTTGGTAATTCAGGTTGTCTATTCTTGTCAAAGTCGCCCCAATGAGTCTTTTCAGAAGTAGACAGTTTGCTAAGTAACTGACGTGTAGTATCATTATTATATACCTCTGCGCCAGAAGGAAGTTTGACAATTTCTGGGCCTTCTTCACCAACGAGGATAGTGCCTTCCTTAGTGACAGTACCGCCGGTAGCCATGCCGTGAATAGTATCAATGTATTGAGCGTTAGAAAGAGCGCCACTCCCAGCAGAAGCCGCACCAGACGCAGAAGCTTTTAGATTTCTTAATGCCGCCGCCGCCGCATTAGCTTTACCGACAATAGCAGTCAGGCTAGAAGTTAAGCCATTTACATTTAAGGTAAGATTACCAACACTTCTCGCAGATGTCGCGAAGCTTCTTAATGCCGCACTCGCACTATTTGCCGCAGTTGCTACTTTCCTTAACGCGCTAGAAGTTCTATTTGCTGGCCCAGCAACTTTGCCTACAGCAGAAGAGGCTTTAGACGCACTAGAGGAAATTTTACTTAAAGTAGCCCCACAACTAGACGCAGAAGTAGCCAAACTAGCAACTCCTGCACTAGCCGAACTTGCCGCGCCAGAAACAATACTGAGAGAAGTAGATAAAAGTGCGCCACTCCCTGCCGCAGAAGATAGATTGCTTGCAATAGAACTAATATTGACAGACGCTTGAGATGCCGCCATGCTAACACTATTCATACTGCCAGCAATAGTTAGCATACTAGATGCCGCATTGCTTAGAGAAGCTGTAGCAGTTGTTACATTAGCCGCAAAAGTACCTAATGCAGTCCCCGCATTTCCAGAAGCAGTACCTAGACTATTCATGTGAGTAACAGATTGACTAGACTGCGTAGTAAGAGTGATTAGCGCAGAAGCCGCATTATGAGCGCCATCAGTGATGCCAGACATAGCATCAGAAGCACTTGTCGCAATAGAAGATAGAGAAGTATCTACTGTTGTTGCGCTAGTGCTAAGATTAGTCATGCTTTCGCTTACTTGACTGACAAGAGTATTTACCTGGACAAGCGTTCCTTTAACTCCAATAAGAGAACCACTAACAGCAGTCAAGCTACTTGACGCATTAGAAAAAGCTTGTGCTAATCTTTGTCCTGCGTCACCTGCCGCTTGACCAAAATCAGCAATGCTACTTGCCATTTTACCTGCAACAGTATTGATACTATTGAAAGTTTCGGTAACGCCAGCAGTTTGAGATTTTAAATTTGCAAAACCGCTAGAAAGTCCTGTTGCGCTATCATGGGCACCATCTAGCGCCGCTTTAATATTGTCTCTTAATACTTGACACTGTTGAGCCACTTCTACAACAGCATCACCAACAGACCTTATATTATCAACAGTGGTTTGAATAGATGTAGCCATACTAGAAAAATTGCTACTAACAGAAGTAGACATGTTTCCTAGTCCCTGATTCACAGTACCAATAGCAGTAGAAATTTCTACAATTCGTCCCGCAAAATCAGTAAAATTAGAAGAAAGAGTTGCGGCATCTCCTGCAAATTTGCTAAACGAATCACCAAGTCCATCAATCAATCCTGAATATTTTTCGATACCAGAAGAGAATACATCAAAAGATTCGGCAATATTGTTTAAACCGCTTGTATCAACTTGAGCAGATTCAACAATTCTTTGATTAGCTTCTTCAAACTTTTCTGCCGCTTTAATTGCTTCTTCGCCTATTGTTTTATAAGCATCAGAAGCACCCGCAACATCTACAGTTTGAACACCTTCGTCAACGGCATCATTTACCGCTTGTTGGGCTTCACCAACTTGCTTTGCACCTTCTTTAGCGTTTTCGCCAAGTTGCTTGTAGCTAGTTCCAGCGGCTTCCATTCCTCCGACAGCGCCAGATAACAATTCACTAGCACTACCAAACATTTTGCCGCCCTTTTCTGCTGTTTTACCGCCTTCTTCTACACCTTTGCCGCTTTCTTTTGCCGCTTCGCCAAAATTAAATCCTTCGCCTCTCATGCCTGGGCCAACAAGTTGTTTGTTATTGATAATATCAATCCACTCAACCCACATTTTGGCAACAGTATCGCCATCTTCAGCCGCTTTTCTTGCTTGGTCAACAAGACTCTTCATTGCATCGGTTTCAAAAACCTTGGGGTCGATTTTGCCGCCTTCCATAATGGTTTTCATTACATCGACCCATTGTTTTGCGGCTTCATCTCCCTCTGCGGCAGATTTTTGTAATTGTTCACTAAATTGAAGCGCACCATCACCATTTATGTCAAACTTAGCTTCGTTAAGCTTGTCAATAACAGAAAGAATTTTTTGTGCGTATTCATCACCGTTATCTGCGGCTTTTCTAAGATTATCTATCCAAGGGCCAAAAGCATCGTCTTTAAGATTAACAAAATCTATTTCGCCAGACGCAATTCCTTTAATGGTTTCCATTAACTTCTTTGCGCCTTCATCTGTTGATTCAGCAAGAGTTTTGCCAAATCCTTCTGCAAAATTGGAAGAATCAGTTAAAGTTTTGCCAAGCTCTCTTGTCTTTGCATCAACCTTTGAAATATTATCTGCGCTTTCTTTCTGCTGGTCAGCCGTATTAGCATAAGCTTCTGCCAAAATTTTTTCTGCTTGAGCGGCAGCATCAGTAACTCCAACACTTTCGAGTAAAGCTTGAAGTCTTTCTTTACTTATATTGGAAAGTTCCGCTTCACTCATTTGAGTTAATAGCATGTCCTTCACAACTAAAGACATTGCGCTATCATAGTTTTCAGCAGTAACGGTGCCGTCAGCAAACATCGAATTTAATTGGTTTATTCCTTCTGAAGCAACACCAGCAGAACTTAAAGACTGAAGTGTGGTAAACACAGTTGAAAGTTGGTCGTCTGTAAGTTTCCCGCTTTCATTTAATTCTTTGAAAACATCCCCAACAGAAGACAGAGCATCCTTTACGCTAGTAACAGCAGTTACTTGTTCAGGAACACTAATTTCACCATAAGAAAGTAATTCAAATTCAGGGTCTAGTTTTCTTAGATATTCGTACAAGTCTGCCGTACTTTGAGTCCAATCGTCCCCAGCACTTACAGATTCTTGAAGTTTTTGCTCCCAAGTGGCTAAAGTTGCTGACAAATCTTTAACCTTTTGATTTACTTCTTCTATTTTATATTGCTTACCAAAAATTCCGTCTTCTTTATAAATATCAGAACCAGTTTGCACCATCTTTTTTTGCAAATCTACAAATTTTTGATAGTCTTTTAGCTCTTTCTGATAATTTGGCGTATAAACAGATTCTAGTGGCCCCTTACCTGTGTCTGCTCCCACATAAGTATGGACTCTTCCTTCTTCGTCCTGCCATTTTTGAGAAGTATCTTCGTCAGGAGTATCAGTGCCATACAGTTCCATTTTACGGATTCTTTCTTGAGTTTCATCTAATTGATTTTGAAACTCCTTCAATCTATCTTGCCAAATTCTAATAAAACGGGGGTCTGCTCCACTTTGCTGAAGTTCTTGAATTTCTTGAGCGCATGAATCTATGCGTCCTTCTAACTCGTTGGCTTCAGTATTTAATTTTCCTAGTGGAGTTTCTTCTTTTACTATTTTATAAGCTTGTTGAATACTAACCACTAATGCCGCAATAGCCAATGAAAGTGGCAAAGCCATATCAGCAATAGAGGCAAGTCCACCAGAAGCGGCTTTGCCTGCTTCTTCTCCTGCTTCTCCAATTTCTCCTAAAGAATCTGTAACGTCTCCAACAACATCGCCTATATTATCAGCAGTATCTTGAAAATCTTCAAAAACATTTTCCGCATCTTTGATGCCATCGGAAAAATTACCAAATTTATTACCGACATCAAACAAATCATCAAAATCATCTGTGATGTCTCCTGCTGTATCTCCAATATCTTCAAGAACATCAACTACGTCAGATGCTCCATCACCAAAATTACCAAATTTATTACCGACATCAAACAAATCATCAAAACTGTCAGAAGCAGTATCAGCAACATCTACAATATTCTGAACGGCATTTTCAGCATTTTGTATGCCATCTCCGAAGTTACCAAAATTATTACCAACATCAAATATTTCATCAAAATTTTCAGCAACATCTGAAACAGAATTTACAGTATTTGAAATAGTATCTGCCGCTGTAGTAACAGTATTAACCACATTGGATGCAGAATTTGCTACATTACCAATCGTGTTTACTGTATTTGAAGCGGCACTAGATATTTGATTGAAACCATTTACAGCGGCAGAAGTGCCATCGCCCAAATTTTTAAACTGTTCAACAAATTTACTTAAAGTTGGAACAAATTTACTAATACCACCAGTAAGAACACCAGTAAGAACGCCAAACTGCGTTGCCACTCTGCTAATATCACCTAGTGGCCCTTCAGAAGTCAGTGTTGAAAACACACTATTAAGTGTATCCAATGCAGACTTCATTGCATCGGAATTTAAAACAGAAGTTGCAAACTCCTGAAATGTTGATTTGAGGTTTGAAAGTTTTCCTTCAAAACTCTCCATATATCTTTCATTCTCTTGAGCGGCTGACCCTTGAGAATTAAGTGCTGTTTCAGTCGCGGCAATAGCAGTATCGAAATTATCCATAATTGCCGCAAGATTCTGGCTCTGATTAGCCGTTATTAACTAAATTAAATGTTTTTCAACATTTCTAATTTTTGACTATATCTTCACTATCTCATTAAATAGTGTCAGTGCGCTTCGGATTGCTCCTACTCTACTCGCTTCGTCCGCTTATGCGTCTTATTCTGCCCATACTATAACACAGACAGTTACATTTATCAAGAACTTTTTCTTAATTGCTTTCGATAGTCGATGAAGGTTATACCGTATTTCAACGGCATCTTCCCTGCGGATTAACCATATATCTTTATCTCTTTTACAATCTCTTAGTTAATTACTCTAAGCCCCTATCTATGTTACCATGATAAGTTTGTGTATAAAACTTTAGGTTGTCCCCGTCAATTCACACTGAACAGGCGCTAACTTTAGAGTCCACCTGCTTGAACGTTTAAGAAATACTTTTTTTGGTCTTCGTCCAAAGTATTCCATTTACCAGCCAAATCACCTAGCGTATCATACAAAGAACGAAGATTGCCTTTTTCATCTTTAATTGCAATTCCGTGGTCTTTATAAAATGCAATTAGTTTTTGACCTGTGCTTGAACTGTCATCAAGAATTTGATTATATCGAGACTGTACCGACACCAAAGCTCTCGATACTTTGTTGCTGTTTCTAGTAATTTCTGTACCTGCTGTTAGAAGACCTAGTGTTTCCTCGTAGGTAACGTTGCCAACAGCCATCGCAGAAGAAGCGTTACCAATAGATTGAGACAAATCACTAGAAGAAACGGCATAGTTATTACTAACAGAATTTAATGCGTCCACGACGTGCGTCGCTTCACTAGCAGGTTTATTAAATGCTTTTAATTGAGAAATAATAAAACTTGCCGCGTCACCAGCACTCATAGCATCATCTGCTACGTTTTGGAACATGGTTGCGATTTTTGCTAAATTTGCACTTTCGGTATCTGAATAACCAGACTTTTTAAATTCCTATCTATTAAGCAGTGTCGTTAATACTGCTCAGAGTAAAAAGACAATATTTTTTCTTTGAATGTACCATCATCTATTTGCCAATAAGGTATTCTTAATAAAGGTACATGATGAGTTTTGCAATAATAATCTTTAATTTTATCATTTTTTTGAGTTTCTTTAAAATATTCTTGAAAATGCCTTCCTCCATCAACTTCTATTAACTTTTTGTTTTCTTTGTTGAAATTCAAGCAAAAATCAAAAGGAAGACATCTTTTATTACCCCTACAATCAGTTATTTTAAATTCTCGTTTAAAAGGAATATTTTGTTCTTTTAAAAAATCAGCGACTATTTTTTCCAAACTGCTTAATTTTCTATGCCCAGAAGCATCATAACCACCTGTATTTAATGCTCTAAATTTTTCAATATCTCGCAAAAAATTATTTCTACAAACAAAATATTGTACACCAAAACTATCTTCTATTAAAATATTAGTTTTATTAAAAGTCGGTTTATTATATCCTTTTATTTTTTTGGGTTTTATATTTTTAATAGGGGTTATTACTTTAAAGCCTTCTTTTTCAAAATCTTCTATGATTTTTTCTAAATCAAGCCTACGCTCCTCCCAACTAGCGGAATGGGCGCATTTTGTACAAAGTCCTGGGAAAATTTGTCGTTTTAAAGTATCCCACTTTACATCGTAACGAGAATTACATTTTCTGCAAAAAATACTCACGACAATTCTTGTTTTTCCTGATTTTTTTATATTTCTAAAAGAAATCAAATGAATTTTATTATCATCACAAAACTTATAAATTTCTTGTTTTGTTTTTTCTTGCATTTTTTACTCCTTCTTATACTCTCGCATAAGTTTAGACTATATCTTCATCCTAAAAAAGGATGTGGGGCACTTCAAGTTCACTTGAACCTTACAGATATTATTTCAATCTTAGTCGTTGAACCATATTTTTAAATCAATAAAAACTGGATGCTGATTTGCCAATTCTTAGCGTTGTTACTCTTTGGTAGCTAAGACTCTAAGGTTTGTTTCAGCAATTCACCCCATTCACTTACTTATATTACTATAAGCTCAACCAAATCATAGTTGCAGCATCAACCATCTCGGAACCAGTGCGTCCAACTTCTCGTCCCATAACTTGAAGCTTCTTAACGTACTTATCGAGACTGTCACCCTGTAAATCTGATACCTTTTTAAATTCTGTTAGTGATTTATCAACAGTTAAAATTTCGTTAGCAAAAGACTTGAGAACTCCAATACTAGAGTTCCATACCATGTTTGCTTCTTGCAAAGTTAATCCAGATGCCGCCGCACTCTTGTTCATAGAATTTAAATTCTTTGTTGCCGCAGATGTATCAAGACTGACTTTGCTTCCTTTTCCTGTTACTTTTTCAAGTTGAGATTGTATGTCAGAAGTATCAAGCTCAACCCCTACCAATATCTTCCAATCAGATGAAGCCATAGAAACATCTCCCCTTTCAACTCTGGAAGCGTCTCTTTTTGATAGCCCCTACTCGCACCGCGCCAATCAGAATCGCTTCGGCTACATCATCTTGAGATTTTTTTGAGTTAGGCCCATTCCAAACAAGTTCAAGATTAAATTTCTTATTTGCTAACTCTACAGCTTTTTCTTTAAGAACTTCTCTCTTTGTATCTTCTCGTCTTCCAGTAAATATTCCCAACTCGCTTCTCCATTGATTTGGAAAATAATATTTCATACTCAATCCAAAAAAAGAAGCGAGTCCGAGAACATAACCCTGAACTGCTCCTAACATCATCAATGTTTTTGTCCCCTGTTTCTGTAAAGGAACATCTTCCATTACAAGTTCAGTAGGACTATATTTTTTTATAATTTCTGACAAGTATTGACCTTGCCAAACTAATCTTTCGTGCCATTCTAACTTACTAGGAGGTTGTAATGTAGTATAATACACAAGCTCTGTATCATCAAATACCGCAACCCCTGTTGAAGTTGTACTGGCGTCTAAAGCAATTATTTTCATTATACTAAAGGCAAACCTGCTCCTCTTGCCGCAGAAGAAAACCAACCATCTAATTGTGATTCAATCATAGTCACCAACGGTTCCCAAGCGTCTCTTGCCGCTCTCCAATAACCATCACCAAACAAGGGGCCTGATTGCCCTTGATAAATAATGTCTGCCATATAAGATGCCGCAGAACCCCATTCGGGAGAACCGTGACTGTACTCACCATCATAAGAAATCGCACCTTCATCATATTTAAAAGTAGCACTAACATCTCCGCTTCCGCCGCCATCTTCTGACTTCCAAGCGTTATAAAACTGCTTAGTACGACTATAATACGAAGGACTCCCCGCAGAATATACATAAGATTCAATCATTTGTTTATTGGTTTCTTCTATCTTTTTCATAATATCACTCACTGCCGTTTTCAGCGCTTTTAATGCCGCGCTTCTAAGCGCCGCCTCCGATGTAAAAACAGGCATTACTTTACTTCCTCTAGCTTCTCAGACAGTGCAGGAACCATTTCAAGAGCCTTGTTAATAGTTCTGCCTAGAGACTCGTTAAAAGCAACGGCCTTGTACACAAGCTTCAAATTCTTAACATGATTTTTTACTGCGTCAATAAAACCACAACAAAGTAGCTCATCATGTCCATATTCTTCAAATTCTTCCATGCTAATATCTACAGCATAGCAAATTACCATTGCGTCGATAATAGTTTCTCTCTCTGCCCATTCTGTAAATTGATTTACAGTATTAACAATATTTTGAATTTGTGAATATGTAAGATAAGGCTTAACGCTCACGTCATATTCTTTAAGCTCAACAGGAGTAATTTTTTTTACATTCATCCTTTTAATCCTTTCATTAGAATTTTACAAATTGTGTAGCATATAAAATTCCAAGTCCTAACAACGCTACAATCCAGGGGAAGTTCTTCTTAAAGAATTGACTAATGTTAAATGAGTTATCATCTTCAATTTGTTTAATTCTTTTAGACACAGAGTCAAAATGAGCATCTGTGGTAGAAGAAACCTCCTCAACTTTATTTTCTAGCGCAACAATATCATCTGACTGCTGACTTAAATTATCGTTAATTTGAGTCATGGCAATTCTAACATCAATCATAGTTTCTGTTAGCTTTTGATAAGCGGCAGTATTTTGTTGAACCATTTCTTTAAGAAAAGGTTGCGTAGCTTCAAGTTCAGTAACTCTGCCGTTAATTTTATCAACTTTATTTTCTAGTGCTTGTATCATCTCTTCTGGCATTATTAACCCTCCTTACATAACAAGAATCCATTCGCCATTAAGTTTTTTAACATTAACAACTTTAGGAACCTCTTCATAAGGGTTGCGAAAAGAATAAATCTTTCCTTTAATGTCAACATTGATTGTTTTCTTATTACTGGCAACAACCACACCTTGATTTCTCCCTACTTTAGGAATATAATTTTTGGCTTGTTTGCACTGTGTTGGCATGGAGTTATTCGGCCTCCATCCATGTATTTTGTCGCACCAATACATCCAAGGACAATTATTACCAGTAATTTTACAAATATTTTGACTTACTACATATTCGCACATAGTAATCACCTCAGTATTAAAAAAGGAGGGCATATTTCAGCCCTCCTTAAATAATTTATTATTCTACAGTGATTCGTGCGTAAGCAGGGTCAAGATTAGGATGATTGCCCTTTAGAGTTACACTAACAATAGATTCACCCTTAGTGGCTTTAGCCGTAATTTGACCTTCCTTACCTGCTTCATTAGACACTTCAACAGAAGTACCAGTAACAACAGCAAAGGTAAAGTTATCATTGCTCTTAATCTGTGCAGCGCTAGAACCAGAGAACACAGCGCGAACAATTAGAGTTTCTACCGCATCAGAAGACATCGTTAGCTCTGCGTTTTGAACAGCTAGAGCAACAACATTATCTTCCCAAGACTCACCAAAAATTTCTTCGGTCATAGTCCCGTAGTAAGGCTCGTCCTCGCAAGTATCAGTAGAGGTAACAGCTAGGGCCATACCAGTTAGAGATACAGTTGCGGCAGAAGTGGAATTTAGAGATAGTTCTTGAGAACCATCCATTTGTAGCCGAGGTATATCAGTAATCAGTCTACCAATCTTGGGAGTATCACTAGAAGCACCAACATCGCCACTAAATAGGTCGTTAATAATTACAACGTGTAGTTCAGCAGGAACATACTGAGTCTTAATGGTGATAGAACGTGCGTTGGGATTTTGCCAAAAATACTTAATACAATAAGTTTCACTCTGCTTAGAAGCAGGAATACTCATAGTGTACTTATTGCCAGCACCCTTGACAATGGTACCGACAGTCCAGTTTTCTTCGGTGGGCTTCTTATACCAACCAATTAGAGTGCCCTCAAAAGCTAGAGGAATTTCAGCTAGTTCAACAGTACCAGCAGTCTTAACAGCAACGTCAGACTCTTCGTTGATGGACAGACCACCCTGAGTAACAGTAGTACCTAGTGCAGCAGCCATGTATTCTAGGCTAAACATGGCGTCAGTAAGAGTGACACTTAGAGAAGAGTCATGGAAATACTTACCCCAAAGAGCGTTGCCAGCGCCAGCTCTAATCTCTTCACTCGTAATATCAAAGCTAAACGTAGATTCGGTTAGGGTTTGAGCAACGGCAAATAGTTCGTTACCACGGAATAGCAGGGCCTTACCGACACCAGCAAGGAATTTCTTCATCCTAACATCATCCTTTCTTATTCAAATTTATTTAATATATTAGTATAGTTATCACCCATAGATGTATTAGAAGAAGTTTTCACTTTTCCGTCTCCACCCATAGATTTGCTATAATCACCAACATCTGTGATATATCCCTCAAATTTATCTTTCTTTTTCGGGAATAGCCAATGGTCAGCTTTTTCAGCTTGACCCGAATACAATATCAAGGCACGAGTTGTCAGAAATTCAACTTCTCCAACAACTTCACTAAATAAAGCATCAAAGCTTCTTAATGTCATTTCTAAAAGGTCTTTTTTTAGAACGCCTGTGTGAGCAGTAACTATTGCAATTCTTCGCTCTAAATTAGGTGGTTCCTTTCCTTTTGCCTTTAATTTGTCCATGTCTTGCATTGCTTTTTTTAAGTCTGGGTTAATATATTCATCATCATATCTAGCATCATTTTGATATAAAATTATTCGCATAATTTCTTCAAAATGGCTTGGTTTAATGACAATATCGCCATCTTGCAAATAAGGCTTTCCCTTATCATCTCTTTGTAATATAGGGTTTGTCATTCCTAGACATAATAACAATATAGTGCCAAGACTTGTTGCATGTATAGCGTCACTAGGAATTAACACATCACTAATGAATTGCAAATAACTCATTTGAATAATTTTAACATCATTTATTGAGTTCTTATCAATTTTTAGAATTGGTTCACTAGCGCTATATAATGCAGAATCAATTAACTTTACCGGCTTAATTTCTATAATCTTGTCCCCTGCTTTATAAGGAACAGCTTTGTCAAAAGGAAAATACGCAGTCTTTAATAAATCAATATTAACGCTCACAAACATTTTCCTTTCCAGAGTCTCCCATCACAGTAGATAAGTAAAGTGTTACTCCAGCAAAAGTTTTCTGATTACCAATAACATTTCTAGCTAATGCGTATCGACTCATATCTTCGTGAAATACCAATTTACCAACGCCGCCAACTTCGACACCGTTGAGTATCGTAAGAATAGAATTGATAAACAAATCGCCTCGCGCTACTGGCGCACCATCCAATTCTACTGTTGCCATCTTTCCACCAAACAAGAAGTCAAAAGCAAATACTACATTAGCAGTATATAATTGAACAGGATGTACAAAATAAGTATACATTTTTAGAATACATTTTGATTCTGCTATTGCATCTTCAATTAAACTTGTTAGAAAAATATTATAATCCGCTTGCGGCCCATACTTACTAACCAAATCCATCTTTTCTTTAAAAGTAAGATTTGGTTGAGAAAGAGCATTGTAATCAGGATACTTAATAATTTTCCACAAATTTTCTGCTTCTATATCTTTACTTGTAGCAAGATAAGTCATTATTTTATAAGGGGCAGTAGGCAAAGCCGATAAACTATTATACATACATACCTCCTTATCCCATCATTGATACAAGTCGTACACTTACTGTTTTAATAATATCTCGCCCATCTTCTAAATGAGCTTTGATGTTTATATTATGTAACTGTCCATCACGTTTAATACATGTTGCCATAACAGTATTTTTCGTAAATTTCAATTCCAAATTTTTATCTTTAGTTGTTCCATTGTCCAAAGTTGCAGAAATCTCCGCAGAAACTTCCTTGCCATTCACAAAAACTTGAACAACAAAATATGCAGTGTCATATTCTCTAATTTTAGTAGGACATGTCTTCAACTCGATATAAGGCTCAGTATCAACTTCTACTACTTTAATAGTAATAGTTGCTTCTAAATCTCCAAAAATAGCAGCAATAATAGCAGAACCAAGTTTTTTTGCCCAATATCTGCCAGTTTCATCAACAGTTACAATACTATCATCAGAAGAGCGCCACTTTATTTCACGTTTAACATCATCACCGTTTAGTGTAACATTAGCATGAAGTTGCCCTGAACCAGAAGTCGCCACTTCAATGTTATCTTCTGCGATTCTGAGTTCATAATTATATTCGCCATTATAGGCTACTTGCCGTTCAAAGTCATCTCTGGCATGTTTTTCATCAAGGTATAAATCCAAATATAAAATTTGAGAATCTTCTATACCTTTCTTATAAAGCAAAGCATTTTGATAGCCATTCAATTTAAATGGTCTGCCGCCAAGAATATATCTAGTATTAGTGACAAATAAGCGCCTTGTGTCGCTATTAGATTGAACCATAACAGACGCATGGTTGTTTGGTGTCAACACATACATAGAAATTTGTGTAACTGGTGAACCCATATCATATTCTACTACGCATGGAATCTCAAATATACTACCATCCACTGGGTCTACAATTCTTAAAGCATTGTTACATCGTCTTACCAAAGTGTCAGCGGGAATACCTTGAAACTTACTATAAAAATAAGCCAACCAATAATTATCATTAAAACGATAATATAATCCTTGCGACAAACTATGATTGATGTTTCTAAAGAAGAATTGAAGATAATCCTGACCAGAGCGAGAACCAGAAGTAGAGGTAGCAATTACATTATTAACCCACGCCTCTATCTTATGAAAACTTAATTCTCCATAACCATCTTGCTCTTCAATGGTGTAGCGAATACTTGTGTTTTCCCAGTTATCATCTATATATTCTTGTTCTAAATCGTGATACTGTTCATTAGGGTCGCAACCAAATACATTATTATCCAATGTATTTTCAAAATACTTGAGATTAAGCACTTAGCCCTTCCCCCTTTTTAATTAAATCTATCATGTGAAACACAATAGACCGAACAGTATCATGGGGAAGACGGTCGCGCCCATTATGAAGCCCCTGCAAAATTGCAGAGATTTCAACTTGATTTATTGCCTCATAAGTGAAATGAAGTCGTTCCAGATATTTAAGATAGTTGTCTAAATTAACTTCTGTTTCAGGTTTGTCTAGTTCTTCAAACAACAGAAGAATGGAATAAAGATTATAAATTTCTTTAGCTCTTGTCATAAGTACCTCCTTACACTACAAAGTCGATACCAGACAAATCTTCTAATTGATAATCGGTAATTTTTTGATACACCTTTTCACGAATCTTGTCTTCATAAGCTGACTTCTCTTTTAATGCTTGTGCCGCACTATGGCTCTTAAAAGAACCACTAGCTTGTAACTTACCATTAAACTGAGAAGCGTTTCTAACTTCTCTTCCAAACCAACTTAGAATCCAAAAATCACCAAGAATAGAGATTTCAGTATCCGTAAGGTCAGACTTAAATTCTCTATTTTCTAGGTCATATTCTAGTGATTGCCGACATTGAAAGAAATTAGGAATAGCATCAATCAAAAAACCATCCATCTGTGTTTGAAATCTATCCAAGTCTTGATTATATAACTTTCTTAGCTTATAATCATTTACTGTAATGAGCGCACGGTCAATTACAGTGTCAAAAGAAGTGGGCATTATCAACCCTCCTCTTCAATAGGTTCGATAGAAATTAAATCCTTGCGGCACAGCTTACCTAGTTCAATTAGAATATTGGCATCAATTTCTTGCCCATTTAGCTTCTTTTCAGACACCATATCAACAATAACTTGCTTTTGAGTATCATTAGCGTTTTTATATACATCTACTACATGCTTTGCGTTCATAGATAGTAGTTCTTTTAGTTGTGCATCTGTAATTAAATGAGCATACACCGCTTCAAGATTATGTTCCTTAACAAATTGTGCATCTGCAATATAAACAATACCATTGCGGATAGCATTATTCATATTAGACAGAATTGCTTCTGCTTCAGATTCCATAATAGAACGACTATTAAATTGACCTTCAATCTTCCAAATGGTTGTACCTTTCAGAACAAGAGTGCCAGGAACCATAGATACAAACGTAATTTCACGATTAGACTTTGTGGTTTGTGTAGGTTTATCACCCATCATTTGTGCCATCAAAGCCATTTGTGCTTTTAGTTCTTCTAGCTGTGCTTTAAGTTCTTCTTTTTCTTTATCAACAGTAGAAGTTTTTTCAGTCTTGACTTTAGTTTCTTCTACTGTATTTTCTACTTCAGATTCAGACTTCTTTCTATAAGCCATTATTTTCTCCTTTTATAATCCTTTTATTCCGCATATTTCCAAACATACCCATAAGCAGTTTTACGTTTTCCTTGACAACAGTAATAAATATTACTCCCACCATTTTTACTGACAGAACGCCCTGCTTCGTTTATAGATTCATATTGCTTAATAAAATTACCTTCTAAATCATATTGATTAACTAGCTTCATACAGCGATGATGATACTTTTTTGGCGGAGGGTCTTTTTCCCAACGCCACAAATAATTCCCTCCTCTGTCGGTGCTTTTTCTACAACTTTCATAAATCATAGCTTTAGAAACTCCACTAAATTCACTAGCTTCCTGTGCGCTAGAAAATTTATTAAGAAAAACACCTTCTAGGTTGTATTGAATTACTGACAAAGTATCACATTTTTTGTATCTACCAGGAGAATTATCACCTTTTCGAGTCCATTGATAGCCGCCAGCAGACCTTCCGTTCCCGCACAGGCAAAAACTTATAGTTGCTTTTGACACTTTTGCAAATTCTGCGGCTTCTACTTCGGACGGAAAGTCTTTAATAAAATCGCCATTCAAATCATAAGCAGTTACAGGAATAAAACAATCATATACCAATTTTTCAGGAGGCTTGTCGCCAAAATAACGCCACTGAAAATTATAAGCTGTCTTATTTTTCCCTATGCAAGCTGCATGAATTGCTGAATTATTATTTCCATATTTATGCTCTGCATCAACAATAGACTCCCAAGTTTTGATATAATTCCCTTCTAAATCATATTGATTTATTTTTCGACCCACTCCCCTGTATCCATCTCCACCTATTGTCATATTATATCCATTATGAAAAGTATCAAATTTTTCTATATAAAACATTTCGCGAGAATTAAGCGAATCCTTGGGACATTTTTCTAAAATTTCAAAAGAAAAATACTCTAAGCCATATTTCAAAAAAGCTAAATACAAAGCTTTTTTCTTGTTAGGGCCTTTTGTCCAGTTATTAGAATTTTTATGATATTTCCATCGTTTTTCTATGTCAATAGATTGGCCGATATAAGAATGAGTGTTCAAAGTATTTGTAATTTTATAAATGCCACAAATCATTTAATAAAGCCTCTGTTTGGATATTTTTTATTTATTAAGCCTCTACAGTGAAGACACCGGCATGTGCCGCACTTGCATAAACAAAGTTAAATGCGCGGCGATAGGACTGGTTACTGCTCAAATCGGCGTTATCGAAGAACTGATTGCCGTTCTGGAAGCCAGCAGTCATAACACCCTTAATAAGCTTATCCTGAGAAGGAGAAACAACAAAAATCTTGTTGTCAGGTAGGATTAGCTTACCAGCAGGAGAAACGGCGTTGTCTAGCTTCATTACAGTATAACCCATAATGGACTTTAGAAGCTCAATACGACCATTGCCTTCACCATCGACATTTAGACGATAACCAGAAGTGGAATCGGGAATAACATTCATTAGAGCAGTAGCAGAACCACAGATAATGGGTCTTACACCAGAGTTACGATACTGAACAGTTTCACACATCTGAACTAGAGTCTTCATGTCAAAGGCACCAGTAACATTCTGAGCGCCAACAGGAATAGATTCTAGGCCGGTCATTAGAGCGCCTAGAGCATCGTCATACATAGCGTTCTCTAGGGAACGTACAACTAGAGTAAACATATCAGTAGGAGATTCCTTACCAGACATAACACGGAACCAGTCAGTATAAACAGTAATAATATGGTCGATGGGAGCCACAATTAGGTCAGTGTTATACTTCTTCTGTCTGTGAGTAGTTCTCTCACCGTTTGCGCTCAGAGAAACGGTGTAAAAGCTATTAGGCTTAATGGTGAACTTGGTAATATCACCAGGAGCCTGAGTACGGAAATCGGCAAAAATGCCAAACTGAGGTAGAATGGTAGTAGGAATAATAGCATCAATTACAGCATCACGAACGGCAAAATAAGCCCACTGAACAGAGGGATTGCTTGCCCAAGCCATAGAATCAAGACCTTCACGAGAAACGCCAGACTTGCGTTCAATCTCAGAGAAGAAAGCCATATCTAGTAGATTCTTGTTCTCCTGAGACTGTTGCTTGTCACAAAAATAAGCAACTGCGGCTTCGTAAAAATCAGTCTTACCATCGGAGAACTTAATTAGTTCATTACTTAGCATAATATATCAACACTCCTTTCTTTCTATAATTATAGCTGGTTAGCCATGCAACGTAGTAGAACAGTAGGTACAATTTCATTACCACAAGCAATGGAATGTAGACCTTCTACCTTAAAGTAAGCACCAGAGCCAGGAGCTTCAGCAACAGGAGCGGCATACTTACCGTTTGCGGCAGGAGCAACATACTGACCAATCTGAGCTAGAGTGGGTAGAGTTTCACCTACAAAAGCTTCTTTAGTAATTTCTAGCACATCGACACCAGACATAATAGCCTTGATGGACATAGGGCGACCGGCTTCATTATAGAAGTAACGGGGGTCAGACATCATTTGCATTTCAATAGTATAACCAACTTCAGGGGTATTTACTACATATACATTATCGGCCCCAGCCTTTGCGGGTTCAACAATATATTCAAAACCCTTAACTGCACCAGACGTGCTATCGTGATTGATTTCCTTTAGAGTAACTAGCGTACCATTATCTAGGTCGCCACCCGCATAAATACCAGCATGATTTAGTGCATCAACATCCCAGCACATGCAGTTCATCGTACTCACTACACAGTGATTCTTAGCCATATACGAAATCATTCCTTTCTATATAAATTTTATTATTAAATATTTTTCTTTAGGCGTTCCCAAACATTCTTAGGCTCGTCCTGAGATGGAGCAATAGGAGCAGAGAAAGACCAAATACTCTTCTTTTCCTTCTTGCCCTTAGAAGCTTCAAAAGATACGGCTTTAGCTTTATTCGTCCAACCATCAATTTCAGAGAACTTACACGCCATGCCTTCTGCCTTTAGAGATTCAAACTGTTCAGAATTAACAAAGGGCTTAATTTCTTCAAGAGTTGCGGCAACAGCCATGTTTCGCTTCTCTTCTTCGACGCCAGCCTTAAAAGCTCTTAGTTCTTCAAGCTCTTTGTCCTTTTCCATAATAATAGCGTCCTTATCCTCAATGTCCTTCTGTAGTTTTGCAATATCACACATAGCTACATCTTCAGACATCTTCTTTTCTTCGGGTTCGGACATTTTTTCGTCTTCATCCTTATTTTTATCTTTTTCAGAATCAGACTTGTCTTCGGGTGCAGGTTCAGCCATCTTTTCGGGTTCCTTCTTTTCGTCTTCTTCCTGCTTGGGGTCAGACAGCTTTTCAGGTTCCTCAAGCTTATTTAGCTTATCTTTATCTTCCATTTTAGCTTCACCCTCCTTTCCGTTATCATCTAGTCCTAAAGACTTATAGATTTTATTTAGTTTATTGATAACTTCTGTCTCATTATGTTGTCTAGCATAAGCCAGAGCGCTTGGTAGTGCATTTCTATTATACACTACACTATCACCCTTAATTTGCATTACAGGATAACCTAGCTTCTCAGAAGGGGCTTCCTGCCATCCAGATTCAACTTTTAGATAAACATCATTAACAAGACTAGAAGCATTTTTAGCTTCAGTAATCTTCTTTCTTAAATCAGACTTGTTCACATCTGACCAATCTGCATTAGAAAGGGATTCTTTAGACTTATCTACTTTATAACTTTTCTTTTCTTCCATTTGAACTTTCCTTTGATTTGAAAATTGCTCTAATTGAGTAGGATGCTTTTGTAATTCATTAAAGAAACTATTAGCTTCTTCTGAGAACCGAATAAGATTTATTTCTGCATTTTTATCACTAGGATTTACATAACGACCAAGCACAGTTACACCAAAAATATCAAAAGAAATAGGGTTTTCCTTTTCAATATCATCTTCTGCGAATTGACAAGTCATTTCTATGGACACAGCTCTGTGGTTATGAGATTTAAAAGCTTCATAAGCGTTATTAGCATACATTTTACTAAACACTGCATAAGCCCAAGCTTTGGTTACTGGTACGCCATTAACTTCTGTTTCTTCAAACTCGACTTCTTTCTCAACAGGAAAATAACCAATAGGTATTTCATCTCGTTCGTGTCCCATAAAATCATTTCCGAACATTCTTCCTACAAGAAATTGTCCGCGAACTGTACCCGCGTCTCTTCGCAAAATTTCATCTGTAATATTAAAGCCATGAGCATTTGGCCCCGTACTTAAAATACAGACTTTTGCTATAGCAAACTTTTCATCATCATACTCTTGGAAATTCTCAATAATAGAATCATATTCAAAAGAGATTTTCTTTTCCAACAAATCCACCTCCCTTCCCAGAGAGTTATTCTCCAATTTCTTCAATATCAATCCCTAATTTTTTGACAATTTTTAGGGTCTTTTTATTCTTTTTAAACCACAAAGTTCCATCACCGCTTTTAAATTTAGGCGCACAACCGGCTTGATGAAGATAAAAAGCATCATCACCATCTAATGCAATATAATTAGTATAATCACTAGGTTCACCTAATACTACCATTATTCGTCCCCCAAAATCCAAAACGTAGAAATATCATGGTCAAAAGCCATTGCATTGCTTCCATAAGCCTTAATCTTGTCATGTAGCAAGATAAGCTGTTCTACAATATTGTTATAACCTCGAAGAATTTCAATAAGGTCACTGTACACATGAATATCATTATTGTCACAAGAAATTTTACAAACCCCCATGATAGCAATTTGAAATTCAATACTTCTAGCTTCCATTCTTGCAATAATTTCTTCTACGCTATTATAATTTTCTTCTGCGGCAGGAGTTGCACCATACTTAACAGAAATATTATATCGCTCTAAACATCTTGCTCCAAAATCATCAGCCAATGCAGGAAAAGCATGAGCAATGTTTTTATGAATTAGCTCGGCGCTATTACTACAAGCAAAATCAACACCAAGAACTGAAACCATTCTATCAAATGCACGGTTTTCTTCAAAACATTTCTTAATCAGCTCTGTAACGGCTTGAATTGTATTCTCACTTACAATCATATTTGTCCCTCATTATAAATTAGAAAAAATTTCTGGATAATTTTTACGATTCTGACACATTGTTATTATATAATTGCATAAATCAATGCTGTATCATATAAATCAATATTATCAGAAAAACACTGTCTATCCATAGAGTATTGTGTTCATAAAAATTATCCCAAACTTCCACAAAAGCATCTAAAATCTTTTGCTTTTTTGTCACTAATTTGGTATATTTTATCTTCCAATTATTCATCAGGCATCAAATCCTCTCTTGAATCTGAACCAGAATCAGTTAAAGCATCGTCAGCAATTCTAGGTCTACCACCTTCACTGCCGCCTACCTGTTGACCAATATTAACATTAGCCATTAGTTGGCTATACTCATCTACCCAACCGCTAGATTTAGATTCTTGAAGCATCTTTTCAAAATAGACAGGATTATACCCTAATACAGAAGCCCAGGCACTAGGCGGCAACACAAGACCTTTATCAGCAACTTTAGTTAATTGGTCAAATCGTCTGTTTCTTTCGTGTGCATAATTACTGCCATCAAAAATAAAATGGAATTTATACTTGCTAGTCAATCTATTAGCATAAAAATCCATAAAATTCTCAAACTGACCATAAACAGGACGCACAGTATTATAAACTTCATCTAATGCCGCTTGTAATTCTGCGTTAGACATTCTGTCAGAAGAATAAATAACACGACTAATATTACTCCCAAGCCCAGCACTAATAGTTAATTGTTTTTCATAACTGTCGCTATTAGTATCTTGGAATTGATACCATTTAGTGTTTTCTGTCGGAAGTGCCGCGAGTTTAATCATTTCACCTAAACCAAGTTTAGCTTTAGTCATAAATGCACCAACACTCTTTGGGTCAATAGCAAATTGATTAGCTTTGGTGCCACTCTTAGCATTATCAAACAGTCTTAATTCACCAGCAAGAATAGCATGTGCCGCCGCAATGTCTTTGTTATACTGTAAAGCCCCAATTTCTTCGTTTCTTAGAACATCTTTTATATAAGGTGCTAAGAAAGGAACAGAATTAAAATTAGAGGTGTCAAACTTAAAGGCAAAAGCTCCATCACTGGGGTCAACATCAGCCCATAGAGCAAACTGACCATCTCGATTACCAATACTTGCAGAAGGAATATAGGGCGCACCCTTGGCCTCCATAGTACGAATAAAAGTTTTCTTTAAGCTAGGGTCATAAGTATCAATATCTACACCGGCTTGAAGAAAATAATTCATGTTCATTGACCATAAAAGACCTCGGTCAAAATATCCAGTCAACATGCAATATTGTTGCGGCATAACTTGTAAACAATATCTTGCTTTGCGCCCATTACCTGCTTTACTTTTTCTTAACCAAGTAAAATAGGTTTCATTAACAATAATGTTTTGTAATACACGTCTAAATTCAGTTTTATAGTCAAAATGAGTTATAAAATCTTCAATTTTCTTTTTGTCTTTTTCATATTGTGAAGTATTATAATCTGAAACATTTTCTGCATTGATACATACTATTTGCATATCAAAAGACAAAGCATTTGCATAAGATAGTGCAACACGTTTGAATAACATATCGAAATTCATCATATAAGCACTATAATCTTGCAAATTTTGTTCATTTGCTTTATACTCGTTAAGAGCTTTTTTAATATCAATGGATGTCGGAATACTTGAACCATTGTTCAGTTCTTTCATCAACTGATTGGATAACTGAGGATTAAACGCACTCCATCCATATTTCTCACCAAGATAAAGACCCTGTGCAAATTCTACAACATCTCTTACCTCAGTTTCATTTAAATACTTTTCCAGTCTCTACACCTCCTCTCATATAATTTACCATACACATTGAATATCATCAATATTCAAATCGTAATCAAACAACTGTTTATTCCATGCGTTCTCAATTAAGTCAAACACATGATTGGCATAACTTAAAACCACAATACGGTCTTTCTTTTTGTTTCTACGTTCAGACAATATAACTTTGTCCATCTTAATAGTAGTTTGTAGATTGATAGCTTCATCAATTAAATCTTCTGTCTCATTAAATGGCATAAGTTTATCAATATATTGTTCTGAAGTAAGTTCAAAATACTCTCCACTGTCTTCCATCAAAGTTCGTTTCGTTTCAAGAGGACAAAGAAATCTAAACGTATTAGCTTCTAATTGTTTTTTCAAAGATACCCAGTTCATACTATTAAACTCAGTTGTACCAATAATTGGTATAATACATTTAATAGCAAACGGGTCAACAGTACGCATTACCAAGTCTTCTTGTTTTGCAGGTGGAATATCCATATATTGACGATTATCGGTCAAAGTCAAACCATGAGAATCCCAATTATTACCACGCTCTTCACAATCTTGCGGCTCAGTAAGTTTATTATAAATAACCTCGCCACCTGAACGTTGGTCGATAACAACATAATCAGCATCATAATCTGCTCTAAGTTTTTTAATTCTTAATGCCGCACCAAGACCATCTCCACCAGGATATGTTTCAAGATAATCAACATGACGCTCAAAATGATTTTTCTTCCAGTGTCCAGAAATACACATCATAATAGTGTTGTCCGATTTATGCGTTCCTGTTGAATTTGTAAAAGCAAAGTCAACCACAACTAATCTTACTTCGTTTTCATCTTTGGGCGGATTTCTACCTTTGTCTAATCCTGTTAAAACTTCCATATCGGCAGGTGGCATAAAAGCGTTTTCCAACTTCTGATTTTTCTTAAAAGGAGCGAGAGAGAAAAACGAATCTTCATTTTCGCCTACCGCTTCGTTGAGGTATTCAATTCTAAAATTCAACTCAGTGCTATTCTTTTTCGCTCTTTTAATATCACCTATTGTTTTTAATCCGTTGTTTAAGGTAGTAAAAATATCTGCCGCGTAGATATTATATTTGATATGTTTATCAGTATAATACCCAGTAACATACTCAGTAAATGTGCGATACCACCATTCAAATTTATACCCAGAAGAAGTTAAAAAATAAGTTTTCGATTGCTCTACCCATCTTGGATTTTTAACATATATTTGTTTATCTAAATATATAGGTTGTCGAGGATATAACATCGGTTCAAAAATAGAATCAACATCGGATTTCTTTAATAATCGACATTCATCATAAAAGAGAAAATTGGCGCGAGACAATAATGTTATCGTATAAACTTTTTATTTTATACTTCTTACAGTTCGTTTCCTGCAAGTTCGGCATATCTTTTCATCCCACAGGGAGTCGGGAACTCTTGCGAACATTATATTCTTCTTTCAAAGTTTCAGTTCGTATGCTCTGCATGTGACTGCGCTTTTAAACACAGCCTTCCATTCGGATTGGCATTTCAGCTTCCCCGTTTCTTTCCCGATTTGTAACTATTTGTTGCCAAATAGAGAGGCAATCGCTATTTTCTCTTATTTTTTTACATCTTTGTATTAAATTTCTACTTTCAATCAAAGATATTGCTTTATCTAGTTTTCGTTCTAAATAGACAGAAGCATCTTTATATAGACACAAGAAAAAAGTTAATGAATTTCTCAAACCAACAATATAAACTTTGTATGTTTCTTTATTGATTTGACTTTTTAATCTACTATCTTTTCTTTCTTTTTCTACACAATAATAAGATAAAATATTGTGTTTTTTTAATTCTTCCACAAGTCCTTGCGCCATTTTTAAAGAACCTGTTGAAAAAGAAAATCTAAAAGTATTGGTTTGATTATTTGAAATAACAGACCCATTCCCATCAAAATATCCTCTGACAAAAGAAAAGAAAAATTTATCTGGAATAGTAGGAAATTCTAAAGAAAAACTCTTTCTTTGAATACATCCAAGTCTTATTAAATCATTTACCATCTTTACAGAATAAATTCTAAAACTAGCTATTCCATCTTTGGCAGGTATTTTTGCATTTTTTCTCTCTTTTCTTTTAGTTACAGGAATATTTCCTTGTAAAGATTTATTAAATTTTTTCAAATGTAATGAATCTCTCCAGGTTAATTCAATACCAACTTCTGCGTTAGTATCGCCTAAGACAACATAACCATCTGCACAAATAAACCCAAACCAATAAGCTTTTTCTTCTGTATCAATTTTTTCAAAAAAATTCTTGTTATAAAAATATTTATCAGGTCTTTTTAGTCCCAATTTACTTAATTCTGTTTGAATAGCAGATTTTGTTCTGTTCATTTTTTCTGATAACTCGGCATTTGTCATGTTACTAAAATTGTTTTTTAAAAATCTTTTTTCTTCTTCTGTCCATAACTTGTTTTTCATTATACGTTCCTCTCTCGATTTATTTATATAATGTTATAATTGTCATTTACCTCTTGAGCTAGAAACAGGCCCCATCACTTTTAATGTTGAATTATTAAGAGTATTTGTTATAGTCGTTCCTTCATTTGGTTTAGTAATTTTCAAAAAATCTTTTTCATACAAGTACAATAAATAAGGAGACAATTTGTTAATTAACTCCTTGATGATTTTATCTTCTACCATTTTATTTGCTTGCTCGACAGTAGAGGCAGTTATGACAATCCAACTATTCGGGTACAAACATAATGCACACATAGCTGCGATAGCAGACAAAAAAGTTTTTGAAACACCACGTCCTGCTCTGAAAAAGAAAGAATCAGAAACCCCCATTAAATGCAAAGCTTCTCTTTGAAATGGCTTTAATCCAATACCAAGATAAAACTCTGCATAAATTTCCCAATTTCTTCTAAATAAAGTTGTCCACTCTATGGCATTTTCTACCGCTTCATCTTCGATTTTATCTTTGCCAGTAGTAGAACGTATTCGGTCAGCTCTAAAAGCCTTGGTCAATGCTCTAGTATGAGGTCTAGCCATACTTACACCTCAATCCCTGGAATATTAGGATATGTTTTTGTTCCAGCAATGGCATTTTGAAGAACACGGAGATTGTCAGAATTATCTTTTTCAAAACCAACCATATCAAGATACTTTTTTAAATCTTCACATTCAGCAGGTTTTTCAAATTCTATCATGTTAATCTTCGTCTCTAGCAATAAATCTTCTTTAGTTTTTGTATTATTCTCAAAATGATTTAAATTCAAAAGACTAAGTTGCTTGTTTAAAATATCTTGACATTTTGCAATTTCAGAAATATCGCCACGCTCATTCGCTTTTCTCAATCTAAGTTCAGCTATAGCCAAATCTTTATATCTATTTACAGTGTTTATATCTGGGTTAGGAACATTAGACATATAACTATCCAAACTTTGATTTAGAAAAATAAAATCTTCACTCGAAAAACAACCCCAGAATTTTACTTGCTCATCATAATTAAAAAATTCTGAATTAACTTCTTTTGGTTTCGATTCATTTGCTTTCCGAATTTTTATAAAATCAGATAGTTCAATGTCACTCTGCCAAATGCCTCTATAAGGTTTATCAAATTTATCCATAGCATCCATATATGCCATCCAAGGCCGCGAGACATTTCCAGAATTTCTTTTCTGATTAGACATTCGACCTTGTGCTTCTGTCCATGCTTTAGCAATACAAGGAACTCCGGCTCGCATACATACCGTCCAAATAGCTACATTACTATTAAGAGTCGCTTGATATGCTTCTGAATAAATATCATTACAACAAGAGTTACAAAGCAAAACTCTCTTTGTTTTATTTTCATCAATCCGAAATCGCCTAAAACTAGCGGGAACTTTTCTTTTTTGACAGATAGGGCAAAAAATTCGTGAATTATCGTATTCCAACTTTGCCAGTTCTTCTTCTGTCATAGATTCAAGAATCTTTTGTTTTTCTGCCGCCTTTTCAGCTTTCACTCTTGAGGCTAACGCCATATCCTTTTTATCCTTTCTGATTATTTTGCACATGATGCAATATATATTTTCCCATCCTCTCTAGTGGAAAACTAAAGAGGACGAGAAAACACATATTAAAGGAGGAAAAAGACCCTTGAATACTCAAGAGTCTTCTATTTGTTAATTAAGTATATAAGTTTTTTGCCAAGTCTTTTTTCCATCATTTTCAATCATAAAAAACAAAGCACCAGCTTTTGCAATCTTTCTTTGTTTCTTTGAAAAATCATCAATACCCACAATAGATGGAACATGGATAACTTGTTGTTCACCAGACTTGCCACCATAACCAATACTATTTTGTTCGCCATGATGTAAATGACCCGCAATCAAAATATCTATATCTACATTATGATAAGTTTGCCAATAATTGATTTCAGGAACATCCTTCTTACTTCTATCGCCATGATAAGCAAGAATCTTTGTTCCCTTGATATTTTCATAAGCAAACTCTCCATAAGCTTCTACGATAATGTTGGGATTATCTTTCAATCGTAAAGAGATAAATTCACGAATAATCTTGCCAAAATTTTCATCTGCAAAATCCCCTGCCTTGGCATTAAGCAGTCTGATTTCACAATGATTACCACCTAGACAATGATATTTAATTGGCACCTTAATTCGCTTCTGTAACTCTGTGAGCCAAGTAGATATGTAATTAGCGTATTCCAGTGCCGCATCAACTACACCCATTTTAAGGCGCACCAAGTCGGTCATACGCAACGCACCTTGCAAAGCATCTCCTAAGTCAAATACTTGCAAAACATCATATTGACAAAATTCTTCTGCATCCGAGGTTAATTCAGATAATAGATTTTCCATTCTTTGTTTAAATACACTAGGATTATATAGATTAACAGTATGACCAAAAACATCTTTCATGTTAATATCGACACCGTAATGAGCATCAGCTATACAAAGAACACCAACATTATTAGACTTATTATTTTTTAACTCACATTTTTCAATAGGCTCTAGCGCGGGTAGTCTTTTAATGGCGTCAACAATCTGCTCTGTAAATAATTTATCTCTTGCCTTTGCGCGTTGAATTTGATTATATTCAAGATTCACAGTCTGTAGCTTTAATCGTTCTTCTTGAATGTTTTCTTTCAATGCCATAAGGTCAAGTTCTTCTGGGGTCTTGTCTTGCTTTCTTAAAGCTTCATCAACTTCACACAATTCAAGAAATCTTCTCATAAACATATTACATCGACGAGTTGTTTCAGAAGAATAAATATTCTCTCCTAAAATCATTTCGCCCCATTCATCAATATCAATAAGACGATTTTCATAAGCATCAGTTACTCTCTTTGCAAAGGTAACATAGCTTTCATCTTTTTGTTTATCTTGTATCATAATGACCTCTCAAAAATTAGTATTGTCCCCTAGAAGATATACTAAAACTAAAAATTTTAAATTTTTTTATTAGTGTATAACTGAAATAATTAAAGTAAATAAGTGCTAACAAAAAGCGCCACAAGACAATAATCTCGTAGCGCTTTAAATTTAGTTTCTTAAATCAGCCATACATTCTTTTGATTTTCTTTTTCTTGATTCTCTAAAACATTTTTCACCACAGTAAACTTGACTATCTTTTTCTGCCTTAAAGCGTTTTCCACACTGAGGACAAATTTTTCCTAGATTGGCAGTATTCACTTTCAAATTTCCAACAATTTCTCTTCCGAAAGCACCCCACAATATTTTCTTCTTTGAGTTGGGCCGCACAGTATACAAATAAGTTACTAATGTGTTAATCACATAATCAAGACTTTTTTCTGTTGATTTTAACACCTTTTCACGAATTTGTTGATACATATATGTTTCTTCTTTATTTACTCTGTCTTCTGTTGTAGAATTAAATAGATATTGATGAGTGTTCCAATAATCGTAAGTCTTGATAATCTCGCTATCAGAAGAAATAGTAAATTCTTCTTTTTGATTCATTAACATTCGATAATCAAACTTACTTATTGTTTTGCAATAACTAATCCTACTAGAAGGAATAGATTTACTAATACGATTCATAGTTGAATCATTTAACTTTTCAACTTGGTCTTTTGATTTATCTTTTGCAAATTCAAAGAAAGCCGGTAGTTTATTTTTTGTATATGACTTCATCAATTTTTCTATATCTTCTGGTGGCTCTGACAACCATAATGTTTTAGCGTAATCTATCACTTGATTATTTTTCATGCAGAGCCATTTGACAATATTTAATTGTTCTTCTTCAATGACTCCACAATTCCACACCTTAGAAATATTATTTGATACAATTCCAATATTGCCGCCATTATAAGCCGCAATCATTCCATCATACATTGTATTATTGTTAATCTCTTGGCTTTTTGCTTTCTTTAATTCATACGCTAATGGAACTATACCTTTCATATTGCGCTTGGCGACTGTTGTTAATGTTTTATCTTTTATTACTAATAAGCGATCACCGTCACAGTCAAATTGGAGGATGCGACTAATTAAATCTCTAGTGCTAGTATAAATACATTGTGTATTACCAAACCATTTCTCAGTTAATTCATTCCGAACATTCTTGCTAATGGGCCACTCTCTGTAAAGATGTGGACTTCTCAAACAAGCCAACTCTGAGCCATTTCTGAAATTTTTGGTATAGACCTCTCCATCTTCAAGAAGTCCTTTTGGATTCTTTTCACCTAAAAACAACCATTGACAAAAAGCAAACAAATCTGGTGATACAAATTCATATTCACCATTAACTCTAAGCCTTCCTGCTTTCGCTTGTTTGATTAAACTCTTTTTGGTTTGTTTTAAAACATCTCTACTGTAAGGGTCACGAAATAATTCAGGATAAATCATTACAGCCTTTTGAAACCATGATTTTTCCTCATTTTCTTCAACAGCTCCAATCAATTTCATAGTAGTTCTAAAATCTTTGCCTATATTTTCAGCTTCAAATTTAGATTGTTGAGTAATCTTTTCGATTTCCTTATCACTCATATCTGTCAAAGTTTGAAGCATCTGATAATTGATTTTGGCTTTAGGAATATTTTCTTCTTCTACGTTACAGCAAGAAAATTCACAACCATATTTTTTAAAATAATATTTATATTCTTCCCAAGAATAATAAATCTTGTTCAATTTAAACTGACTAGCCGTAAGGATATTTTGAATATTTTCTTTAACAATATCATGCTTAATGCCGTATATATCCTCTACAACAGCTCTACCGCCAGGACAATACTCTTTTATCCAAGATTGAAAATCAAAAGAAACAAGTAAACCTTTTATCCACGGAGCGCGAACCATTCTTGTAGGAGACAACATTGTTATACCACAACCATCTGTATGTGGAATTGGCGTTTCTGTCCATTCTCGCGTAATTTCATAAGTTCGATAGTCAATAAAATCAACATGTCCAAAGACACCTGTTTCAAAATCTGAAACAACAATAGTCCTATCAATGTCAAATTCAGGCCAAGAATCAGTAGCCGAATTATTCAAAGCAAGATAAGCGCTATACTTGTTTACATTCATGCCGCCTCGTCGATTTAATTCTTCAGGTGTTAAGCCACACATCATTTTCTTTTGAATGGCTAAATAAGCTGATTCTCTGACAAAAACTGCTCGTTTTGTTCGTATTTGCCCAGCAGAAGCCGTTAATAGAATATATTTTTCATTATTATGAACAAATCCATTTTTAACAATTCCTTCAAACACTTGGAAGAAAAATACGCTCACAATCATAATATCTTCTGTCAATTCATTAGTTTTTATTCCTAATGCTCTAGTTAAAGAAGATTCAAAAAGAGAAATCACATTTTTGTCTTTCAATTCCTCTGAATTTAATTGTCGCGGCGAAGTATCTTTTAATCGTTCATTCAATAAATCAGTTAATCTTTGCTTTTCTTCCTTTATAACTCTATTAACAGAAGCTTTCTTCCATTTTTCTTCTAATCCCTCTTTCTTTTTCTTTTTCTTCTTATCATCTAAATTCTTTTTTAATTTATACAGTTTCAACAGACGCCTATGAATATACTTCTCTTTGCCTTCATAAAAAGCATCTGTTCCAATTCCATAAAGGTGTATTTGCTTATCAAGCGCCATTAAATCACCTTAACTTTCCGTTTGAAAAAACTGCAATATATATTCATTTGTCAAATTTTTTCCTCCTAAAAACGCTTATTGGCTCCTTTAAACCCAATATTACTATACCATACTTTTTATTTTTTGTCAAGAAACAAAAGCAGAGCCAGATAAAAATCTGACCCTACCATATATTCAACAAATTTCTCCTTGTCTCAACGGCACTTCTCCCGTATAAGCAACAAAAGATTCTCCATACATACTTTGGCTACCACAATCTGTAACATCTTCAGGATGACACAGCATAATAATTCCGATTCCTTCAACAACATCAGCGCCCCAAGGAATGGCCCAATAACCGCTATTTTCCATTGCTTCAAGAATGTATACAGGAGTTCCTTGTCTTTCTAATAATTCTTCCCATGTCAGCATTTCAGGTTCCACTTTATTCATCTCCAAGTTTCTCATAACACCATCCTCCTGGCTCATCCAAAGTATAATACACATTTTTAATCCCCATAGACTTTATAATGCCGCCACATGCTGGACAATATCTAGCCAATCCTTGACTTCCATCTTTTTTAATTCTATAAGTAAATAAATGTGCTTTGCTAAAATCAATATTAGCGCCCCTAGCTCTAATCAAACAGGAACATTCGCTATGAATTGTATTCTTTACACCAGAGCAATTTGGGTCAAATCCTCTAAGAGCATTATACTCTTTTTGTAAAGGCGAAGTTTTTTCGCCTTCATTATAACCAATAGAAATAATTCGTCCTTTATAGACAAGAACGCTCCCCAACTTAGCTCTTTTATTGTTACTATAATGAGAAGCGTTCTTTGCCAGCTCGAAATATTTCTGTACTCTTTTATCGGAAAGTCTCGACATTTTTTTCTACCACTTAATAATCTACAACAATCGTTATAAGTTCTGCTCCTGTACTTACATCTTCATCTTCATATACATAAGACATTAGTTCTAGCCAAGTCATATCATCTTTTTCATAAAAATCTTTTTCGTACATTTGACTTCCTCTATTGCTAAAATTGTTGTAGGACATTTCGTCCCACCATGCCATTAAAATGACACCTCCCTTCTCTTTTCCTCAGAAGCGCCGTAATAAATCAAAACGCAAACTTCTTCAAAATTTGTCGCCAAAATCAATTCATCGTTCTGAACAATCCATCCTAAGTTTTCATCTCCATAAGGCTCGAATTGCTCATCAACATGCCAAAGTTCTGACATAATATCTAAATAATCCTCTTGTTTAATTTCAAAATATCCACACAAATCTTCTAAGGAATACCATTGTTTCCCAAGTTCTTCGACCGAATACACATAAGACCTAAGTTTCTTTTCTACCTTATTGAAATCTATATTATTTTGAACTTTTTCTAAATCTAACAAAAACATATTTTTTCCTCCTTGTTTAAATATATTATATCACAACTCACTTGCTTTGTCAAGTAAAAAATTCTGATAAAATCATTTCATAATCTTCACTTGCTTGAAACGAAATTGTTTCCTTTATTAAATATTTTCGTGTCTTCCCTGTCAAATCATCAAGAGTCGTAGTTGACAAGCATTTTTTCATAGACAACTTATTAACTTGTGACCGCAACTCATCTAAAGAATTTTTGACAACTTCTTCTGAAGTAAAAATCCCAATGCTTTCAAAAAAGAACTCAATATTCTTATGAGTTTTTCTTATTTCTTTGTTACACTCTTCTCTATATTTCGCTCTTAAATAAGGTGTAGCCAACTTGCTTTTTGTTTTTTTCATCTGCTTTAAAACTCTTGCCTCTACTGCAATCATTTCTTTTCCTAGCTCAGAATCAGGCAAAACGGTAAAAAACTTTTGAACATTTCTATCTTTGTACATAAACCCTGTATTCAAAATAATTTTGCCCTCATCTTGCAATTTCAGTAGAATCCTATTGACAAGAGGCCACAAAACTCTATAAAACACGTTCCCAGAAAAAATTTCCAATTCATCTTTCGTGCAATCAATTTTGCTTACAAGCAATTTTCTGTTTTTGTCATTTGTGATGTATTTGAAATTTTTTCCAACCAATCCCAATTTGAATAACAATTCTTTTTTGGTAAAATAAAGAGTCGTATTTTTTTCCAACATCTTGAAAAGCATTTCTTCTATTACTGGAAAAAGATTGCCTCTTCGATTTGGCGAAAACCCTTTTTCTCTTTTTGCTCTAATTTCTTCTGTTGGCCCACAAGATGTTACCACATATCTTGTGGGATTTTTTAACACTTCATAACAGCAGTAATCTTTAAGTTGCTCTAACTGTTTTTTCTTTGCCGTGCCGCCCTTTTGCTCAATCCCTAAACATTTACACATCTTACTGTAAGACAGTTCAATTTTTGATTTTTTTAACTCCACCAATCTTTCAGGAACCAACCCAATCAAATTATCACTTTCTACCATCTATTATTCTCCTTTTTTGACTATTGACTATTGCTGGATGCAAGGCCCAAGTGTTATGGGCCTTGACCTCTAAATTTTTGACTATAACTGTACACAAGATAATATTATTATTCCTATTATTATTCTTGTATACACTTATAGTCAAATTTTCACCTTCTCAATCACTTCCTTTTCAAATCTTTTTTTCTTGCAAACTCATTATAGCACATCTCTTTTTTCTTGTCAATTAAAAATTAAAAATAACAGATAGCCGCAGGACTTCTCGATTTCTCGTTTTCAAGCGGAACGCAGTGACGCGCAGAAACGAAAATCGAAAGTTCAAGGCACGACTGTATTTTTGGATTCGCAGACGTAGCGTAGCGAAGTCAAGAATACACAAAATACAGTCGGCCCCCTCTACTCTTTAATATTATATGTAGTCTTTGTTTGCCCCAGAATCACTTCTACAAACTTTTAGTTCATCAAGTAGTCAAATTATACTTGTATATCTTTCTATGCCTTAAAACGCATTATAAAAACAAACAAAGCTATTTAATCTTTTTTAAAATTTTATCAAAAAAACACTTGACAACCGATTTTTTCAATGATATACTAACGTCAAGATAAATCGAAAGAAACCGGAGGTTCAAATTATGAATCCTTATGAAAAGATGAGTATGGAAGAAATGGAAATTGTGTATCAGGCTTATGTAAAGCAAAACAAAATCAATTCCTTCTTTCAGTGTTATATTGAAAGACTGAAAAGCTCTATTACTTCAAGTCCAGTACATGGAAAAACAGTATGGGCACAACAAGTCAAAGGGCTTGTGCAGTCTGCCGCAACAGGCAACAAGGCAACAGCTAAAAAACTTTATTCTAAGCTTTATGCTGAGTTTGATTTCATTTATGATTGTTCTGTAGGAAAAGATACGGCTCTCTATTGTCGAAACACAGGAGAAAAGTTGCTTATTGTAGACTACATCTGCGATGTGATGCAAAAAGGCAAACAACTGTATGACATGGCTTACAAAATGTTCAATGTCCCCGTAGTAGTGTTAGATAGTTCTGAAACAATATGATTGAAGGAGATTTTATTATGAGCAAGAACATGTATGAACAGCTTCCTTTCTTCGAGCTTAAAGCTCTTTGTGCTAATTATTTAAGCAAGAAAGAATATCACCCTAGCATTGCGGCTTATGTCAAACGATTAAACGAAAGACTGGTAGAAAGTAACTTGACTGATGAGCAAGTTGATGAAAAAGTGAAAAGCAAATCAAAACATCCGCGACATAAAGTAGTAAATAAAACTATTCTTAATGAGATTAAGGATGTTGTCAACAAAGCTATGCAAAATGGCGCAGGAGGCTACAAGAAAGCGTATAACGCATTGTACCACGCTTTTGATGTAAAATATAATACAGAAATCATGGTGTCTGCAAAACAATATGCGACTTCTCAGAACGTATCTATTCTTGTGATAGAATATGTATGCGACATTGAACAAAAAGGTGAAGAATTATTGGAAGTAGCAAAAGAAATTTTCAATTAACACTTGACTTTTGCGACGCAATGTGTTACAATAAGTACAAGGGTTACAGGACTCTACATCCTTGCCCAAGAATAAATTGAGGTGATTTAATGTATACTGGTTATCGTGAAGTTCAGGCATCTGAAGCTTATGAACTTTATCAACATCCAGAAGATAACATTTTAGGATTACTCACTAATGAGTATTTGATTGTAAAAGATGAAGACAACAATGTGGTAGATATAAAGAAATGGGATGGTTATGGCTACTGTGGTATTGATTCTAGTGGCGTTGGCAATAATTTTATCGGAAAAATAAAAGCAAGAAACCTAGAGCAAAAATTAGCTATTGATATGTTGCGTGACCCAAAAAGCAAAATTAAAGTCATTACTTCGCAACCTGGTTGTGGAAAAGATTTTCTTATGACTAATTACGCTTTACATCTTCTTGATAGAGGTAAATTTGATAAAATTATGTGGATTCGCAATAACATCGAGGTTAAAAATACAAATTCTCTTGGCTATCTTCCTGGTTCACAAGATGATAAACTTAAACCTTATGTTATGCTTCTCGCTGACCACCTTGGCGGCGAAGAAGGACTAGAAAGAATGACTGAAATGGGACAGCTTGAAATCACTCATTTAGGTTTTCTTAGAGGGCGTTCTATTCGTAATAGCATTATTTATTGTTCTGAAGCTCAAAATCTTACCAGAGAACACATGAAATTGTTAATAAGTCGAGTAGACGAAGGTTCTGAACTGTGGATAAATGGCGACATGAGGCAGACCGACATGAAAGTATTCGATGCTGATAATGGGCTTGAAGCTATCATTGACCGACTTAAAGGAAATGAATTATTTGGATATATTCAATTAAAGAAAATTGAACGTTCTGCTGTGGCGCAACTTGCAGAACTACTAGATTAAAAAAGGAGTATAAAAATAAATGCTAATGCGTAAGCCCGAATTTTGTCAAGAAATGAAAAAAAGAAAGGGAGTTTCTTACAAAGACGCAAGTTTTATTTATGATGTTTTTTGTGACACTCTAACTGAAGTTCTTGCAGAAGATAATGATGTAGTTCTTTTGAATGTAGGTGTTTTATACATTAAGAACAAACCTGCTTACAGTTCCCACAATCCTAGAACACAAGAAAAAATTAAAGTACCACCTAGAAAATTGCTACGCTTTAGAGAAGCAACAGCCATTAAAGATTTTCTTGCAGGAAAAAGAGATACTTACAATAGAAGAGGTCTTGGTGGCCTAAACGCAAAAAAAGACGAATATTATTCAGAAGACGAAGAAAAAGAAATTTAACATCAAAGTTAAAAAGTTTCTTAAATAAAAAGTTTTTGACTTTGATTACAAAAAGTATGCTAGGGTATGTCTGTATCCTAGCATACTGCATAAACGAAAGGATTATTTAATGGAAAATATTAAACTTTTATATGAACTATGCGAAGAATTAAAAAATATCAATAGTGTAACCGCTAAGAAGGCTTTTTTAAAACTTCATCAAGAAAATGAAGAACTTATCAATTTATTAAAGTTTTTATTAGACGATAAAATTGTAACAGGAATTTCTAAAGCCAAATTAAAAAAGAAAATTCCTGTTATTAGAGCATATTGTCCTAATCTTAAAGCTTTAATGGATTATCTTGAACAGCATAACACCGGACGCGACCAAGATATTTCTTTCTGCCAAAGTTATATGAATCAATATGAAGGTAAAATTAAAGATTTTATTGCTTCAATTATTACAAAGACACTCAAGCTTGGAGTTAATACAAAAACTGTAAACAATGTTTATGGAGACGATTTCATTAAAGTACATCAAGTACAGTTAGGTAGTCCTAAAGAAAAATTAAGACTAAAAAACAATGAAACCTTTTTTCTTACTCAAAAGTTGAATGGTATTCGTTGTACTTATATAAATGGAAATTTATTCTCGCGGCAAGGACAAAAATTTGAAGGCTTTAATGAAATTGTTTGCGAACTTTCTGAAGTTGAAAAAAGATTTGGCACACCTATGGTGTTTGACGGTGAATTGATTCGTCGCAATGATGAAGAATTAAATGACAATGATAATTTCAGATTGACCACAAGCGCAGTTAATGGCAGTGACCTAGAAGCAAAAAGAAGCATTGTATTTAATGTTTTTGACACCTTTCCGCTTGAAGAATTTGAAAAAGGAGAAAGCAAAGAAAATTATGAGCAACGCAGAAAGTGGCTAGATAAATTTGATATTGATTTTGATGTCTTGTTCGGATATGGGCGCAAGGTAAAAATTGTACCGCTTTGGTACCAAGGAAGCGACACAAAAGAAATTGACAAATGGTTGGAATATGCTGACAGCCATAATATGGAAGGTGTAATGTTAAATAAAAACGCTCCATATCAATGCAAGAGAACAACTAATCTTATTAAGGTAAAAAGCTTTAAAGAAATTGACCTTGAAGTAATTGCTGTTGAAGAGGGAGAAGGCAGAAATGCTGGTACTCTTGGAGCGTTAGTTGTCGGATACAAAGGAAATGAAGTAAATGTAGGGGCTGGATACACAGATGCCCAAAGAAAGACGATTTGGAAAAGCAAAGATGATGTGATTGGAAAGATTATCACTGTAAAGTATAAAGACATTAGCAAAGATAAAGACACAGGACTTGAAAGTTTACAGTTTCCTGTTTTTATTGCGCTAAGAGAAGACAAAAAAGAAGCACAGGCATGATGCTTGACAAAAATAATTAAAAATGATACAATAAAATAAAAGGATAAACTTAATCTAGTTTATTAAAAGCAATTAAAGGAGAAAAATTTTATGTCAGAAAGCAACAAGCTACGAATTTTTGAGAATGAAGAATTTGGTTTTATTAGAACAATTACCAAAGAAGACAAAGTTTTATTTTGTGCAAGTGATGTGGCAAAGGCATTAGGGTATGCAAGACCCAATGACGCAATTTCCCAGCATTGTAGGTATACGGCGAAACACCGTGTACCTCACCCTCAGTCTCCTAATAAAGAAATTGAAATGATTTTTATTTCAGAAGGAGATGTTTATCGTCTTATTGTTAGAAGTAAACTTCCTTCTGCACAAAAGTTTGAATCTTGGGTATTTGATGAAGTTCTTCCTGACATTAGAAAACATGGAATGTATTTAACCAACCCTCTTGCCGCAATGCTAGAAGACGATGCTGACGAAGATAAATTCCTAGAAGTGGCACAAAAGTATGTTGCCGAAAAGAAACGCCGCAAGGCATTAGAGAAAGAAGTCGAAAGACTTGAAGGTGAAGTAGAGTACAAAGAAGATGTTATTGTGGGCCTTGTTGATGATATTGACCTTGCGACAAAGCGGCAAAGAATTAACCAAATTATTCGACATGGTGTTACTAAATCTGAAAATTATCAAAAGCGTTGGGCAATGTTTTATATTGAGTTCGAGAAGAAATATCACATGAATCTAAGCATGAGATTTGAGAACCACAAGAAAGATTTTAGACCCCAGCTTAAAAATAAAATTGATTATATTGAACGCGGCCTAAAGATGGTTCCACAAGCTTATGAAGTTTGTTGTAAACTGTTTGAAAATGATGTCGAAGAACTAATGAAAGAGTGGCGTGTTTGCGTTGAAGATATTTAAGGAGTGACACTATGCAAAAAATTGTAGTCATAAATGGTTATCCGCAAGTAGGAAAATCAACTTTTGTGTCAATGTGTTATGATGTCAACAAAAATGTGATTGAGTTGTCTATGGTTGATAGCGTTAAAAAGGTTGCCACCTACGCTGGATGGAATGGAAAGAAAGACGAAAAGGGACGGAAGTTTTTAGCGGCAATTAAGCAAGCCATGATGGAATATGATGAAGGCCCAAGAAAAGCTATTGATAGATATATTCTCAGCCACCCAGGGAAAGTTTGTTTCATCAACGCAAGAAATCCAGAAGATATTCAATATTTTGTTGATAAGTATAATGCAGTAACTTTATACATTGCGCTTGCGCCAAATGTGGGAGGTGGACAAGTATGGTATTCTAATGAAGAAGATATGATTGCCGCATTTAATGCCTATGACTATGAATATACTGTATGGAACAGAAAGATTCCAGAGGAATACAAAGAACAAGCAAGAAAATTTATGGAATGGCTTGATAATAGCACGAAAGAATAAAATACAATCAGGACATCAAGAAAAAGATGTCCTGATTTTCCTTAAAGGGGTTGACAAAGCAATGAAAATGTGTTATACTTAATTCAGTAAAGAGAGGTGATAAATTTGGTTGAATATTTTGACAAACAACAGTTCTTGAAATATCTTGAAGAGAATTGGCCTGAAAATTGGACTGATTCTGACACTGAAATTCAAGAGCAATGGGATTGGGATGTATTTTATCATACTGTAGAAGATTTTCCTTCAGTTGACCCAGGAGAAGCAAAAGAAGATGATACTACTTATGCTGAAACTTGTGTAGATTCTTATTTTGACCCATATCAATTTTATGATTTGATTGTGGAAGGAACTACTCAATGTTGTATTTGCGAACACCCTTTTCCTGTTCAATACAATACAATAGAATTTAACAAAGATGGTGATGATACAGGAGAATGGATTTCTGAAGACAGAATTTTTGAGCTTGAAAACCAAATGGTAAGAGACTTAAAAAAGAAGGTTATTTCTTGGAATTTCTGTCCTGGATGCGGTAGAAAAATTAAAGGATATTGTTAAAAAGGAGAATTAAATGAAAAAGCGACGATGTATTGCGGCAGGACTAATTTTAAGTTCTGTATTAACATTAGGTTGTACAGCAAAAGAAAGTCATTCTATTGATTATATGGCGGCAATTCAGCAGTCAGTAAGTGTCGGTGATTTTGATACGGCAAAGCTATATGAATCTGCAAGAAATCAAAAAATTAAAGAACTTGGCCTCAACTATGACACTACTGATTTCTTTTCTGAGAAAAATGTGACAAAAGTACATGAAAACGTACAGAATTATGTGCAAAATGGGTGCAAAGTGCCGCCAACTCAGCCAGAATATGTAAGATATTTCAGTGATAATGATGTTGTTATGTTGGCTAAAGTAGCTTATTGTGAAGCTAGAGGAATCAAAAGCAAAACTGAAATTGCTTGTGTGATGTGGACAATTCTTAATAGATATGATGCTGGTTATGCAAAAAGCATTAGTGCAGTGATTCTTAGTCCTAGCCAGTTTGCGTATCGTTCTTCTGCACCAATGGTGAGTGATTATGGTTATGACCTTTATGCCCTAGCTTACGATGTGTTAGAAAATTGGAGTAAAGAGCATAGCGGCAGAACTGATGTAGTAAGAGTTCTTCCTAAAGAGTTTATGTGGTATGCAGGAAATGGCGTAAGCAACAGATTTAGATGTCATTATCGTTGTGGTCATTACTATCAATATTATTTGGGGTATTATTATGATGCTTGAGAAAGGAGATTTTACGATGAAGCTTTACAAAGTAGATATTTGTCTTAAAAATGGAGACCATTTAGAAACGGGTTGGTTTGTGGGCAGAACGGCAGTAGAAGTAGCTAACAAAATTCGCACTCAACCAACTGTTCTCCTTGCATCAAGTTATCGCGAACTTGCAGAAACTGGATACAATATGTCTGAAGTACAAGGAATTAGTGGATATAATTCGTCTGAGATTGTAAAATATCGTGTTCAAGAATATGAGGTGATTCCTTGCAGTATCAAGTAATTTTACATTTTGTGAACGGTGAATCTCAAGCTATTAGCGTCGTAGCAGAAGATGAGCAGGAGTGTGTTGCTATTGTTTATGGCAATAACGAAGTAGGTCTTGTAGTTGCTGACAAATATGATGGCGAAGGTGTAATTGCCTATGCTGTTGATAACATTGAATATCTGGAAATTCTGGAGGATTAAGTATGAGCAAAGAATTTGATAATATCATCGCACAATTTTCTGAAGAAATGCTTGAAGAACCCGCAACTTGTAGAGACATCGTGGAGTGTTTGAAAGGATTGTCCGAATCTGTTGATGTGCAAGTTCGCCTTAATTTCGCTATCGAAGAACAACGCAAATTTAACAACATTGCTATTGGCGCAATGATTGACTATTTAGGTCTTTATATTAAGGCTATTGCAGAAAAAACAAATTATGTTTTTGATGAAAACCGTTATTTTGATGATTTTATTAAATTTTTTGAGAAGAGACTAAAGCCTTATAACAAAATAGTTGAGGAACATCAAGATGTACTCAAGAATCTCTAAGAAACAATATTACCTTGAAATTGCAAAAGCCGTGGCGCAGAGGTCTACTTGTCTAAAACGACAATATGGCGCAGTTATTGTTAGCGCTAATGACGAGATAATTGCCACAGGATATAACGGAGCGCCCAGAGGATATAGTAACTGCACTGATAAAGGCTTTTGTCCCAGGATGAACGTGGCGCATAACAGTGGTGACTATGGAACTTGTTCTTCTGTTCATGCAGAGCAAAACGCAATGCTTTCTGCGGCAAGAAGAGATATGATTGATAGTACGCTTTATCTTGTAGGAAGAGATAATGGGAATTGGTTTGCGGCAGAGCCTTGCCCCATTTGTAATAGAATGATTCAAAACAGCGGCATTAAGAATATTGTAACTATTAAGGAGGAATTATATTCATGCTAAAAGAAGAGTATTTTGTGAACGAAAAAGCAGGCACAGTAACTTGTGTGTTGCGGTCAAGCAAACTTGCGGCGGCAGAATATATAAACAATCACTTTATGCAAAACAATATTAAAATTTATTGTGCAAGCTATAACTTTGACGAAAGATTTTGTATGCCAGTTAAATTTGTTGGTCTTGCAAGATGTAGTGAACATGATGAATTTGATGTAGAGACAGGTAAAAGAATTGCGCGGCGTAGAGCTATGGAATTGTATCAAAAGAGCTTATGGAAGCATATCAGTAATATTTATGATTCTATGACTGTTGCAATGGTTGAAATGGAAGATAGGATTTTTTTCTAATGTTATCAAGAGTAAATGTATGGTATCTCAATAGGCGTCCAACATATTATGAACTTAAAAATTTAGTTGACGAATGTGTTGATTATGATACTATGGCTATCTTGTATTATGAGGCAGAAAACCTGGGCCGCATGAGACTGGTAATAAACAAAGATTCTAATTTTGAATCTTTATACAATACAATTTGCATTAAGGAAGGAAATTAAAAATGAACAGAACTATTGAGCATTATGAACTAAGAATTGACCGCCTAAAGAAGAAAGACCCTGTAGCTAATGAAAAGTTAATCAAGAAAGCCAAGAGAAATCTTGAAAAGTGTCGGATTGAAAATTAAAAATCAATAGGAATATAAACAAAGAGACTAAGCTTTGCGGCCTAGTCTCTTTTTCTTATTTATTTACCTTGAAGTTTCTTTTTCATATCATCGCGCTTTCTTCTGCATTCCTTAACAATTTCCTTGTAATCAATATCTGGGTCAGGAGTAATCGTGTCTTTGATAAAGATTTCTTTTTCCTTGGAGTAGATTGCTACAAGACTTTTAGAATTTCTAATATTCTCTGTAACTTGTGTATTCAGTCGAATAATCGCCGCATAAAAATCAGGTAGGCGACGCTCAACAATTTCAGGATGCGTTACAATACAATGGCATCTAAAAAATTTATCAACACCAAACTTTTCTTTAGCTCTTTGACTGCATAGAGTATAGAAATAATCCCACATAAAGGGTGGCAGATAAGAGTTTGTGTTGATAGATTTCTCTTTTGCTATTTCTTCTTCTATGTTCAGAAAATCTTTTCCCAGCAAGTCCTTAGTGGTAGTATTATGAAAAACATCTCGCGGCTCATTTTCAAATCTAAAAGCATAAGCAGGAATAATAGCAATCATATATTCGCGTTCTAACCGCTTTAGCGTGTCTCTTAAAATGGGCCGCAAGATATTGTTATATGTCTTCTCAACAAAAGTAGAAAATTGAGACAGATTATATTTTAATTCTGAACTAATGAATTTTCTATTTTCTTCGTTCATCGCCTCTATGAAGTTTTTGTTTATCATAGAACAGCGCCGCAAAAGCTCAGTATTGGTCAAATATAATGTACTATGTTCTTTTAGCATTTGAAGAATAATCGCCGCAAAACAAGGCCACCACTTTTCACTTTCTTCTAACAGGGCTTCTATGTTGACGTTTTCATATACTTTTTTGACGCAATATCTTGTGGGCTTAAAATACATTTTTAAATCACATATCGCCGCAAGCTGTTCTAATTGATTTCTTTTTGCATCACCGCCGCCCTTATAATATTTTAGATTTAAAAAATTGCATAATTCTTTATACTTTAGTTCTTTTTGCAAATCTGCTAAAATATAAAGTTTTCTTAGGTTTAGTGTGGTTAAGTGATTTTTCATTAAATCATTCCTTTTCATTTAATTTTAAAAAATCATCTGACATACTACTACTATATGTAAACAAATATATAAAGGTGCCAGATGATTTTTTATTATACCACAAATCTATCATTTTGTCAAGAGAAAAAATTAAAATTTTTGTTTATTTGCAAAAAATAATAATTGTCAATTTTGAATTTCATCAATTTTGCGCCAGTTTTCATTTTTTCTATATGAACCAATTTTTTCTAGTGATTGACAAGATTTCTTAAAATAATTGCATTGATTGCTAAAATAATTGTTTTTGGGATGTAATTGACTTCATGTCAACAACAGTAAAGCTCATGTCAGCAACAGCAAAAAGTGTTGACATAAAGGACTGTGAATTTAAAAAAACAAAAAATGAAGTATTGTTCTTTTTTTAATGGAAACGAAAAATAGAGTAGGGAATGATAAAGTTGTGTTAATGATAATGAGATTGTGCGAATAATGGTGAAGTTAAAGAGTTGTTGTTAATAACTAGGAAGTTGTGTTAATAACGGTAAAGTTATGTAAATAACTAGAAAAAATTTTTAAAAAATATTTGTGTAATTGTCTAGCTCACTACGAAAAACGTTTGTTATTAAAAGGTATTTGCTATAACCAACCCCCTGTCATTAACAAATAAGGAACTGACACAAAAAGTGCATGATAACAACTGTTAGACGGTAAATTGGAAAACGCGAAGCATTGTCTATAACTGTCCCCTTGTTATTGAAAAATATCTAAAATTTGAAAACCTGGTATCCTGGCGAGAAAGATAAAAAAGAAATGAAATATTTCTTCTAAAATTGTATTACATGACTAATACAATTTTGAAAAACCCAACATTTCACAATAACAAATATAACATCAAATATAACATACTTCTTAACACAAAAATATCTCACAATAACAAACACAATACTAAACATGCTTCTTAACACAAAACATCTAACATCTGAAACCTATAATCCCTTGTTACCAGACCGCACAAAAAATCATCTATCTCTAATCATTATATTCAAACTAAACCTTTGCCTAAAATCGCTTGTACGGGGCTTTAAGGCGCTTGGGTATGTATAGATATAGGTGAGTCCTTCCTTGCTTCTCAGCGCGTTCTAAGCGCCTTGTAAGCGATATGATGTTTAGTTGTGCATTGTATACATATTCTTTGTTATTATCTTTATAATCTTTGTTGAAGTTGACGTTGTTCGTCAATGTATACAAGTGCGGCCCTGTGTTGTTGTGCATATTGACTATAGTGTTGTGTTATCATTATACTTATAGTATTGTGATTGGTGCGGCCTTTGGTTAATATGTTGTATTTTATTGTTGTATTTTGTGCAAGTTGGCTATTGCTTTTTGCCGCTAATCTGCTATAATGGGTACTGTCGAAAGGGCAAGGGCGAAAGCCTTTGAGCAAGTAGGTGTGTACCTTGACAATTAAATAGAACGTTGCAAGGCTCTATCAGAGACTGTGTAATTAAGGCTATCAGATAGTACAGACGCGAGACTATTGGATAACTGGGATAGAGCCTTGCAAAATGGGGAAGGTTTAATAGAGTATATTAAGTAATGTAATATATTGTATTAAGTCTTTATATCAGAGGAGGATATATATCGTGATAAAAAATATCATCAAGTCTTTCCGCGCTGACAATAAAAAGTTGGCGGCGGAACACAAAAAAACGATGCAGGAAGCAGAAACAGCCTTGCGGCAGATGAAGGCCGCAATGGATAAAATTGGAACAAGAAAGGATAGATTTCAATGAATGATAGCCCTTTAAGAAAATATTTGCGAGAGCAGGAGCAGAAAAAGGCGCGAAAAGAATTAGAGGAGTTACGGCCTAAAATGTATAAGACAATCGCCAAAGTAAACAATGGCAACGCTGATTTAATACCGATTGAAAACAAATTAGTATTGAGATATAGGGAGTTACTAAAAATAATCGCAGAGTGACGGGGGAGCAATCCCTTGGTAATGCGGCTAAGAGTGGTCACAAGCCCACCGCAAAGAAAGGATGTTTATCAATGACAATCAATACTCAGCAGGTGTATACCTTGCAACTCAATAAGCACGAATTAACAATAATTGCGCAAGCGTTGAGTGAAAAAACCCGTAACATTGACAAAATGTTAGGCGGGGAAAACTTTGAATTTTACAACTATATAGAAAAAGCTTTTGCAGAACATAAAGCGCTTTTAGAAGAAATCGGAAAATTTCTTAAATAATAACCAATATCGTTGGTAGAGCGATATAAAACAAATCTACCACCACCGCGTCGCCAACTACGCTTTTTATAGTGTTGGAGAAAGAAGGTATTTCAATGACAAATACAAAAGAAGAGCTGCGTCGCATGATGCAAGGTATCCGCCACGACTTAGAGCTTGCCTTTGAAGGTGAGCTTAAAAACGCAGACGGGGAACCCGTAGACCTCTGGGAATATCTAGCAGACGGCCTAGCGCTGGACTACCGCGTAGACCCTGATAAAAGCCCTACTACGTGCCGCGTATGGCTTGCGTTGGGTGGGCCTAATATCTGGGTGGATACCGAGACAGACTCTATTTACGGGGCATGGGGGACAGACAGGGACGAGATTTATATTGGTTCTGAACTGTCTGATGCTATTCTGGAAGGTATGACTCTGGATTGGGATTGCTATTGAAAGGAGGATATTTGCCATGAAAAAGTATCTCGCAATCTTGTTGCTGTCCGCCTTGTGTTTTATTGCAGGGATTGCGGCAACTGTGGCGGAAGCAATGCCGGAACAGTCAGCCGTTATTAGTTATTTTAACGGATTGGTTGTAAGGGAATATTTCAATCCGTAAATATCCAACGCCTTTAGTCGTTGGGCTTATAACGACTAACCACCGCGCTTCATAGTCGCGCATTGAAAAGAGCTATGAGAAAGGAAGTATATACCATGAACAAATATACTTTTGAAAAGGACGGCAAAACTTATTGCCGAATTAGCAAAGCGGCGGCGCGGGGATACTATGACGCAGGGGTAGAAATCCTTGCTTGTCCTTGTAACATGCGCCCCGGCGCTCCATGGCATCCAGAAGTATATGTTTGTCGTGAAATGGCGTTTCCTTATGCCAGCACTTTTGACAAAACAATAGCTTATATCACAGGGATGAACTGTATTAACAGTGAGACAGGCCGCTATTTAGCATATTTTGTAGCACAAGATATGCTTCCTTATGTAAAGGAATATGCCGATTACCTTTAAGGTAGAAAGGAAGGTATTTGTCGTGAATAAATATACCTTTGAAATGGGCGGTAAACTTTACCATCGTATCAGCAAAACGCAAGCTAAAAAACAATATCTTGCAGGAAACTATATCATTGCTTGCCCTGTAAATCTGCGCCCTGATAGCGTATGGAAGCCCTTTGCGGTGCTGGGTGATTTTGTCAAAGATTTTGAAAGTGCTGTAAATAGTTGCACTTACTGCAACTGCATCAATGGCGAAACAGGCCGCTATTTAGCGTATTATGCAAAGGAGGATATTTGACAATGGCAAATGTCAAGAAGTCTGCAACGTTGGAAGTTGAAGACGTGTTTACCAAACAAGTAAACGCCAACTATAAGCGCTGTAAAGAAGCACGGGAGAAGGCCGCAAAACAGCGGCAGGAAGAGCTAAAACGTATGTATCGCAATAATAAACGTATTGCGGTATGGGGTATTGTTGGATGCATAGCGGTTCTTGTTGCCGCTTATGCTATGTGGTTTGTTTAAGGAGGTTTTTGTTATGAACAAATATTTTACCACAAGAGCCATTCACCGTCCCTGGAATATTGGGGACACAAGAACGGCTATTTACTGCGATAATAACCGTAAATCTATTGCAACGGTTCACAAACGTTTTCCTGATGCTATGCCTGTTACTAGAGAACATGCTTTACAGCTAGTAAGACAGGAAAGAAGCATCTATCGGAACCACTACGGTTATAATCCAGAGTATCCGCACACGGCTTATATTTACCCCTATTGGTGGGAAATGGGACGAGCCATCGACGCGACGGATAGCACAGGGTGTATCATTATTATGTAAGGAGGATATTTTGTAATGGGTAGTATTAACTACGGAAGAAACTGCACCAATGAGGGTTTTCTCAATATCGGCCTTAATTTGAACCGGTTCCGTTCGCCTACAACAATTATGCGTCGCGCAGAGGTGATGCAAGAAATTGTTAATGATCATAACGGTACCTGGTTTAAGGTAAACGTTGAACCTGGATACTATGAAGGCGCGTGGATTTCTATTAAATGGGATGAAGATATACTCTCCTATAACGGGCCTTGGTCTTGGGAAGAGGTGCGCTCAGAAATAACGTGCTTAAATACAATGCTTCAGCTTTTGGTTAATGTTGGGTGCGTGGAATATTGGCCAGGGTGGTGCGTGGGATACAGTACGGCGGCAGAAACAAGAAAAGCTATTATGGCTAGTATTGAGCGTCTGTGGACATACTACAAGAAAACATATCAGGAGGATGAAGGGGATGATTAACAAGAAAGATTTAGAAATTATCCTATCTATGGATAATGAACTTGAGCGGTTGCGAATGTTTTTCGATAAACGACGTGATAGCCAAGCAGACAAGAAAGAGTGGACAGTAGAAAGTAAGCTGTTCATTAACAAGGTTGAGTCAAAGAAAGGGGTATAATTGTTATGGAAAAGTATCTGGTGAACACCTACGGCAATCATTGGGTGAAATGTGACAGCGCAGAAAGTGCAGCGCAGGAGGTAATCAAAAATATAGATGATTACTATTGGGACGATTATCTCGATGAAGTATGGGGAGAAGTTAAAATATGCGGCTATGAATACTGTGCATCTCGCGCCTTGAAAAGGCTTGATGAGGTTGCATATAATTGTGGAAAAAATGACTGGTTAGACGGGGAGTATAGTGATATAGTATACAGTATCGAAAGAATGATAGACGGCGACGAAGAGGATTATTTTGGCATAACTGTTCGTTATGAAGAAGTATCCGACGACGAAGAGGAGGAAGAGGATGAATGATATAATTCATTGGAAACTATACGCAGAGTGGTTAGACAACGGTAAGTTTTGTGCCGATTGTTTTATGAGCTATGATGAGCTATGGGACAGGTTGTTCAATCCTGAACTTGAGTTAATCACAATAATTGAGCGCAAGTAATCATCAAATATAAGCTAGGGTATTTTATCCTAGCTTATATTTTTATACTTATGTTTGTTATTGAATAGTATGGGAACCAGCAGGAGAAGCAGAAAAAATCTTGCACAAAAACAGTGGCGCTGACTTGTATAGTTTGTATAGAAAACGCTTCTAGCACTTTTTGAATATAGTTATAGCGGGGCAGTGTAAAAACGCTTAGAGGCCATTCTAGCGGCAATTAGGACTATATACAGTTTGTAATTGATTTTGAATACAGTGAGTTATAGAAGTGTTGTGCAAATTGTATAGTTTAGGAATGAAATTTTATATTATTTTGTGCAAATTTTATATAGACTTTTGGCGGCAAAAAGGCGTATAATAGGGGTACAACAAAGGAAGGGCAACGCCAAAAAGGTGTTGAAAGGTATGTTTGTTATGAAAAAATATACAAAAAAACATGCGCGAGAATGTGTGGAAGCATACGCCCATTTAACGGGATGGTTTGACGAAAGCATGACTCAACGGGAAATGTTTGAGATGCTTCGTTATAGGATGCAGTTTGGAGAGGCAGAAACGCGCGTGATTATTGCAGCGCTGGTTATGGCAGGGGCAAAATTCAAAATCGCAGAGTGACGGCCCAAACCGGGCCGGTAATGCGGGAATGGTGGTCACAACCCCACCGCAAGAAAGGAGAATATTTGTTATGAAGAAATATAAGGTTTATGACCTATATGAAGGTAAGGATGTTGTAGGCTATGCCGATACATTGAATGAGGTGAAACGCCTTGCTAGGGAATGGTTTCGCGATACAGACGGTGAGTGTTGCATGGTATATGCAGAACTGAACCCCAAAACCAAAAAATATCGGTTTAGTCAATATAAGCCGGTAAAGTTTTAATTAGAAAATGGAATAATCGAAACGGGGAACGTTCCCCGTCTGCCGTGGGGTAGCTTCCCGGCACTGACGAGATAGGCTAGAAAGGGATATATTATGGTAAGGAGAACTTATAATAACTTTCTGTACACATGGGAAATTTTGCAACATCAAGCATACATGAGCGCAGGCGACGCTGAACGAAAAGCGCGTCAAATTTTTGACGCAGTAGAATATGACCGCAAAGTGCGGAAAGTAAAATCTACCGTTGAAGATTATTTAGTGGCCGAAATAAATATTGCAAATAAACAGTATTGACAGAAAAAGCCCTTTGGGGCTTTTTCTTTTGTCTTTATATTTGTTAATAACAACTATATCAATCTGCATCTGGCACTATATAACACTGTCCAGCATCTTAAAACAAGGCGCTAAAATCGTCTGTACTGCGTTATAATGTATTGAGTAGGGTAGTTATAGCACTGGTGCAAAGTGGGCCTTGTGGCGCGTTCTGGAGGCCGTCAGGAGGTATTGTACAAATTGCATAAAAAAGCAAAATAATTTTGTGCAATTTGATTATTGCTTTTTGTCCTGATTTTTGGTAAAATACTTATAGAAAATAAGAAAGGAGGTAAAAAGAAAATAAGGGAGACTGCTTCACAGTGCAAGAGGCAGGGGTAGTTCTGAGAAAGCCTGGAAGTGAGTAGAGGGAAAGCGCGGGGAGGTTGGTATGATTTCCTAGTTGGTTAGTAGGTTTAACGCATTAAAAAGTAAAAGAAAAATTTTTCTTGACTTCCTGGACAGATTTTGGTATTATAATAATAGTATAACAGAAAGGGCGGCGCAAGCCGTAAAAGGTGAATGTATGATTACCGATAAAAGATATAAAAGGATATGGGACGGTCTTGTAATAGAGCATTACCATTGTTACCCTGACGAAAACGGGAAGCATCCGTGTGATAAAGGGGTATTATGCGACGCTTGCGAAGACGACACTATGGTAGATTTGCTATGGGAAGGTATTAAAAAAATGAACAATAGAGCGAACAATAGAAAGGACAAAAAAGCATGATTACTAAAAAGGACTATTTTGAACGATGGGAACGTTTTCTTGTGGAATA